TTCATCATCATATAATGTAAATGCACGACCTTTATCTTTTAGTTCTGCTTTATCAGGATCTTCGTATTCATCCATTACGCCCATAAAGTCTGCAAAGCTTGCATAACGATTTACATCATTTCGTGGACTAGGAATTTTCTTACGCATGTTTAATTTATAAAACTTTTCTAAGTAAGGATGAACTTGACTTAGTACATCTTCAAACTTAAATGTAGGATCTTTTGCATATAGTCTTACTAACCAAGGTACGAATTGTTTATTGGGTGTAGGATCAGCTTCTTGAAATCTATCAATACCAAATTCAATTATCTCATTTGGATTTATATTTTGTAGTGGATCGTCACCGTATATTCTTTGTACAGTTTTATCACTTAACATTTTTTGGTATAGTGGTTGACCTAACTTTTGTATAGTTACATCACGCTTATATTCTACTAAAAATTCGTTTGCTCTCATAATAATGATTCTACCCATGGAATAAAAGTTTGCTTAATCCATTGTTGATGTTGTTCGCTTTTGTCTAGTGTTGATGAATCTGCTATTTTACCATTAATCGTAACTGGTTTAATATTATTAACCGCAGACATTATTTTCTTTTGTGCGTTTGGATTAATATCTTTAATAACTCTGCTTAAATGCGACATTGCTTCATCTTGTCTACCCTGCATAGCTAACAAGGCAACTCTTTGTAGTGCTGCATAGTTAGGGTCAAACATGTTACCGAACATTTTATTAATGTCATCGGCTGTACCTTCTGCTATACCTTGCTGACCTTCATGCTCACCACGAATGGCACGATCAACATAATCATCACTGACTGGTTGTTCCAGATCCACTTGAACACCCAATTGTTTTGCCAGTTTTAATATTTGGCTTCGTGATTCAGAACCTTTATATATTGCAGTTAAACTGTATTGACCTTCACTATAATCACTTTGGTCTTGTAGTAAAGGTATCACGCCTGAAATTTGTTGTAGCCCAATGTACATTTGTTTTTGTAATTTAGGGTCAGTGGCATTAGGAAATTTAGGATTTACACATATAAATTCTATCTCTTTATAACCATCTTTACCAAAGCCTTCTATTACACCTTGTTGACTTTGTGCAACTGCTACCCACGCTGGACCATTATACCCTTTAGGATACATAGCAAAATGTTGTATAGTTCTGTGCCATCCTTCTACTAGTTCATAACCTTGATCTGTTTTTACTAATATAACAGGTTCTTTACGAACTCCACCTTGTTGTCTAGCTAATTGTGCCTGTGTAGTATGTCTTTCTTTATCTCGGTGTATCCCCATTCCCATATCACTATGACCACCGGCTCGACCAATTAACTTTCGTTTACTATTTGGTTCAAACATGTCTAATGTAAACTTCATGTCAGGAACAAGTTGCCACTTAGTGTCAGGACTCAATCCGGTATCCTGAATTACCTTTAAGATAGTTTCTCGATTAAAGCCCCAAGAAGGATCATCTTTGACAAACCCAGCGCCAACCTGATGATCTCCTTTGGCTAAATTATAAATCCAATCTCTTAGTACGTAATCAGGCCATTTTGGTAGTATACTTTTAATATACTCAAACATTTTATTTCTTGTTTCAGAGATAATTTCGTATGCTCTCATTACTTTACGTACTCGTCTTTAGTAGGTCTTAACAACCAAACATTAGGTTTCATCATTCTTAACTGATAGGTATGATCACGACTATCATCACCCATTTCTATGTAATTATGATTACCAGTTCTATCGTTTTTTATATCAATAATACCAGGTCTAGTACCAATTACTATACCTTTAGAAGCCCATACGTGAGTTTTAATTGTGTCACCACGTGCAAGTAAATGTCTAACAGCCTGTACAATTTTAGATTCATCTGGTCTATCGTTGCCATCATCACGTGAGTACTCTGGTATGTAGCTTTCCTCCATACCACCACCGTCACCGCCACCTTCTCCGCCATCACCCGAACCATACCCATACCAACCGTATGCAATAGGTCCATAGACATATCTACGAACTTTCTTACGCTTCTTTTTCTTTTTACCTTCTGCTACATCGTTTTGGTCATAAATTTTTCTAAGAACCATAAGATCACTGCCGCTAAAGGCTAATTTTTCTTGTGTTTCTGGACTTAATTTGTTTATATCAAACTGTTTGTACCCTAATGATTGTGCATATCTATTAATTAAACTTTGATATAATTTTGTTCTGCTTTTGCCTTTACTACCAAATACAATTATTTTAGGTTTATATCCTTTTAAATATTCACGAATTGCCTCAAGCATTGTAGCAAATACTTTATTTGCACTACCTCCGCCTGTAACATCATAACTATCGTTACGACTAAATTCAATCTCTACAATATCACTGGCTAGTGGAATGAATTTTATATCTAAAAAACCTTTTTTCTCGTCATATGCTCTAGCACTACGTTCCTTAGGTGCAAACGTATCATACCAATATAAAGGATAGCTACTAACAGGATCTAATAATTCTGTTAAAAATTCACTTGCTCTCATACATCACCCCTTATTCTTTGAAACAATGTAGGAGGGGGAGGGCCTTTTCTTTCACCGTGTTTTTTATGTAATAATTTATAATTATAATACTTACCTATAATTTCAAACGCAGGTTTAAAAAAGATTGCTGCAGGCGGACTACTCATGCGTAATATGCCTACACGTTCTTTACCTTGAGGCGGCTGTTCTACTTTTGTATCACCTCTTTTAACTGTCTGTAGCCATGCATTTGGTTTTAATTTTACCAACCAAATATGAGGTTGTTCACTTGCATACACCATTCTTTTTGTATCCAGTGCTGTTTTTAATGGATAAAACCACAATGCTAATCTACCGTTCTTATATCCAATACTATCTACATCAAAATTAGGATGATCAACATCTGGTGTTCTATTAAACCATTGTTTTGCGCTATATCCTAACTTATCTACCGAAGTATAACGAACAAAATAGTCATTCATATCACCGCCGTGTTTCTTTACATCAGCGATTATTTGATCGTTGATGCTTAATTTTTGCTCTATTATAAATTCAATTGCTCTCATTTATTGGCCAATCGTCCATGGATCTAAAAACACTGGTGTTTTATCTTTTCGTTGCATTATATTACCACAATGAAAATCTGGTTTATAACCTTTTTCAATTGCAGACTTGTGTAAAAATGTCAGTGTAAGATAAAACAATTTTAATTTTTTTTCACTTAAATAATCGATTACATCTTTTAATACGTTTACAGCCGTTGGACCTTTAGCAATAATAGCTTGTTTCGCTTCTTCGTATGTTTCTCCTAACGCAGCAGATTTTCTGAACATTGGCATTAAAAAACATAAGTCTGCGTCTACATTATTCAAACGCTCTTGTCTTATTTGTAAGTAAACTTGATTTCCATATTGAAAGGGTTTGTAATCATGAATTTTAGGAAAGAAAATATTATTCTCATGTCTTTTAGACATTCTTTCCCAAGCAAAAAACATTCGTTGACTGACACTATATTTTTCTGCTTCATCACTTGATTTCACATTAGGGCCTGCTCCAAATATCTTAAGTACCATACCAGTTGATGGTTCATAGTAAGCATATTGGTCAACACCAGAACTAATATATTGATATCCTTTATTAAGTAATTTTTTGTGAACGTTTAAATTCACACTTGATACTTCAGTTATCTTAGAATAGTCAGGATGTTTAGGATTAGGCGCATAAATTTGAGCGCCTAATTTTATTGATTCAAATATAAACTCTTTTGCCTTCATTGAAATATTTCAGGATGTTCTTTGCTATATATTTTAATATACTTACCTGCTAACATATCAGCCATAGCCTCAATTGGACTACCTGGGTAACTATCACCTTGATCAATCATGTTTAGTTGATCCTGTTTTTGATGCACTAATTCGTGAAAAATTGTTCTGAATATATCAATTAAATTTCTATTACCAATGTATACCCAAATTATATCTTTACCACCTTCGTTTGTGTGTAATCCAGTGTGATGGCCATCCTGTGCTTCTTCTGTATCTTTACTCAATATAATTTTTGGTAGGGGCTTTTTTAAGTTTAAAGTTTTAATTGTCCACTTAATAAAATCTTTTACTTTTTCTACATCACTAGAAGTCTCTATTTCTTCTTTTACATTTTTAGGTTTCTTACCTGTTTTTTTCATTGCTATTGCAATAGCTGCTTGTTGTGCAGGATTCGCTGCTTCTTTTAATTGATTAATATCAATGAATATTTTTTTGCCTGTTTTAATGTTTTCTACACCACGCAAACTAAATGGGTCATCATCATCGCTCCAGTCTGTTTTATAACCTAGTTTATATAAATCCCATAAAGCTAAATTTATCCCATCTTCATCATCTTTAACTGTACTATCATACCATCTTTTTAAGACATTTGCTAAACCTTTAGGCATGTCTTCTGGGGTAGTGATAATAGGAATTATATTTCCAGTACGTTGTGTTACATTAGGTTGATTAGTGGGAGGGATTCTACCAAAATCCATTCTCTTTGTTTTCTTGCGTCTTGCTCTATTCAAATATACAATATTTGATTCTTCGACGGAAGAATCCATATCCTTTGTATTACATGTTTCTTGTTTAATTTCGAAATACGCATTAGGAATTTTTTTTCTTATATTATCTAAATCTCTTTTTGCATTTTCAATGTTATTATATTTGGAGAGTGGCTGACCGTTACCATAGATATAATAGGTAACATTATTTGTGTCACTAGTTTCGCCTATTTTCTCTTTGTATTTTTTGATCCAGTGATCAGGGCTTTCCCCGTATTTTCTTACAAAGAGATCATGTAGTTTTTTTCCTGTGATTTTATATCTTCTACTGATTCTTCGCATTAAATTATCAATAGACGAATAATCTGTTTTTCTAAGATTAGGTAGTCTGTTTTTTAGATCATCTACCGCAGATTCATAAAATTCGCTTGCTCTCATTAGTTACCCCAAAGCTGACTCATCGCACTTAAAAGTCGTATAATAAGTATTTAGTCGAAAAGCTCACTTTAATAAAATCGGGGTGCGAGTCCTATTTTATAGCGCAGCAGCCGCGCACTCACGGTCCTAAGGCGAGTTCTTACGTGACGGGTTTAACTGTGACCATTCTACACAGTTTAAATATGTTGATATATAGCCAGCCGATGTCGAATTCGAACCAACGGCGACTTAGTTTAGGATTAGCTGGATCCAAGTGATGATTATTATGTAATTCTTCGCCTCCTATCCAAATACCCCAAGGAGAGATGTTTGTACTACAATCTTTTGTTGCACCATTTCTATATCCCCAAAAATGTCCGACACCATTTATAACTCCTGCTGCATGAAATGGTATCCAAACCATTTGTATAAGCCATATTATGGCACCAGCGAAACCAAAGATACTGATGTTGAGCAGAAAGAGAATGCCAATGCCAAGTCTGGAATGAGGAGTGTATAGCTTGCGCTCGATATAATCATCAGGAGTGCCAACACCGTATGTATTAACCATATCTTTATCTTTGCTTGCCTCATGATATAATAATGCTCCTGCAAATAATACTTTCAATAAACCAACTTGTTTTGGACTGTGCGGATCTTCAGGTTGTTCACAAAATCTATGATGTTTACGATGTATCGCTACCCACTGTTTTGTAACCATGCCTGTAGTTAACCAAAGCCAAAAACGCATAAAATGCGCTATAATGGGATTGAAAGTTAAACTTCTGTGTGCTTGACTTCTATGAAGATATAATGTTACACATACAATCGTTATATGTGTCATTATTAGTGTGTAAAGTATAATTGATAGCATTTTTATTTTTTAGGCTCACAAGTTCTAGTACGTTCAACTTTACCGTCTGCCTTGCGCTCCTCTTTCCATTCTGAACAAATCTGTGTTTCTACTTTTTCTGGCATAATTTTATTGACTGCATAATTAGCAGCCATCCAACCCATTGCAGAAAAGAAACCCCAAACAAGTATTTCAGATATCATAGTGTGGGCTGTAGGGAATTACAGGGCGGTCATCGTCTTGAACTGGTATACTAGGATCTTGCATTACGCACGTTCTTTTTTAAGAATACTACGGATGAACCAAGCTTTCTTCCCATATAAGTCTTGCAGTTCTGCTAAAAAATTTGCAATGCCTTGTTGCTTTTCATTTGTTGCCATATCAAACATAGGAACGATAAGGTCTAGCATTTTTTGAATATCACTTAATGATTCGACAAACATAAGTTCGGCTCTAGGAATTTTTGTTTGATCAGGTATAATTGTAAGTTCACTATATCTTTGCAAGCTACCAGGTGTATAATGACCTAATATTCTAATGTACTCTGCAATAGTGTCTATAGTTTCATTTACGTCATTGTACAATGAATCGTAGAATTCGTGATATTGTGGGAAATCGCTCCCTTCTACATTCCAGTGGAAGTTTTGACTCTTAATTGCAAAGCTTTGCGTACTTGCTAATAAAACTTTTAAATTATCCGACAACATTTTATATCCTATTAATGAAATAGCAGATATGTTCCTAATACATCTGCTCTATTTGCGCTATCGTCACCATCACCTGGCTTTACAATAACATTATAAATTGCCTTATCACCTTCTGGAATTTTCATCATTTCATCATACGTGATAATAGATTTTGGATTGACATTATACTTTTGACCCAACTCCATTTTAAGCTTATTTAAATCTTCTTGACTTGTATATTGCCATTTTCCACTTTCGTCTTTTTGTAAAATGTCACTAAACATATCTTTCGGTACAACACGACTATGCTTTACCTTTTGGAAGTCAATACGTTTTTCTTGTTTAGGCTGTGCGCCGCCGCTAAAGTTAATTCTGAAGTTCTTTGGCTTCGTACCACTTGCAACATCTGCTATTTTCGTATATGCATAAAACTTAACATCAGGGTGTTGATTTGCAACTTCGTATGCTAAGTTTAAATATTCTGGGCTAAAGAAGTCACCTGCATCATGCCAACGTACAATTACTTTAGTATCTTTTTTAGCATACTTCTTTTCTTCTTTGCTTATTTCTTCGTTTAGTTTGTTCTTAAATCCTTCAGGGTCATTCAATAAAAAGTTCAATATTCTAGATTGACTCATCGATGTGGCTTTCCATTGCACATAACCACCCTTCATAGCATAGCAATATATTTGACAAGCACCAGCACCCGGACACGTATCGACTACAACAAAATCATTTGTATCTTCATCAACTGCTAATCCCTTTAATGCAGGCAATCCAATATTGAAAAATATACTTGACGATCCATCGCTATGAACCATCTTTTCGTTTTGCTTTAAAAGTTTTTCTGGACGCTTTTTCACTTCTGATTTGAGTTTTTCTAAATCAAACTTTTTACCTGTGTCACTATCAACTATAGGAATATTGCTGCCATGAATATATGGATTTTTATACTTGTCTGTTTTCTTCTTTTGTTTGTCTAGGATTCTACTAAGGTAGTCCGTCATTTCGGGTTCGTCTAGCTTACGTGTACGTGCGCCTAGCATCTTGTCTGCTTCATACATGTCCTCAGCTATTTCACTGTCAGGATCATCTTTGCCTACAAATTGTTGTAAACTAACAACCTTAACACCCGGTAATGCATCACCAAAATCACTTGTTAAGTTTTTTGCTTGTTTCTTTTTCTTTTTAGATTCTACTAATAATAAGTCTGTAATTTTCATTTAGATTTATTTCCCCAATTCTTTGCGCCCTTCTTACGGCACTTAACTAATGCACCACTAGCATATGCGCTTGGCCAAACTTTGTAACGGCTTTTTACTTTATAATAACAAGCATCTTTCTTTTCATTAATCATGTCCTCGGAATACATTGCACCACCACATTTTGGACACAACGTATGTTCTTCAATTACATTTTTATCTTTAGCTTCTTTGTCTAAATCAATTCTACGTTGCTGAACATCCTTTTGATCGACATTTTTATCAAGGCTTAAGTCATATAAAGCTTTGCGTTTTGCTTCATAATCTGCTTTTGGGTCTTTCGGGTTAAGAACTGTTTCTGCTACATCTTCATTTTTCGCACAGCTTCCGGGTGCACCTGCAGGCACACCTTTTACCCTATGATAACCAGTCCAACATTTTAATTCGTCTATTTGTTCTTCATTAGCTTTCTTCTTAGTTGCAACGTTGATTGCTTTGCCACTACGCTCTGGATTAGGATCTTCTCTGCGCTTACGTGCTGCTGCACTAGCACGACCTTTCTTTCCTAAACTATGTGCCTTACTTTGTGGTAAACACTTTGGTTTGCCTTCGCTATCATCACCTCTAGCGCAATCACCTTTAATTTTCCCATCTGGTCCAAAACGAACCCATTTTTCTTTAAACCATTTACGTAAATTTTCACTTAACGATTCATTAGTAGATATTGATTCATTCGTTTTTTTAGCTGGATAACCGCGTTTTATATCCAGTGAATAACCTGATAATCCTTTTTTATTTAAAATATTACTAATAAATTCTTCTGCTTCTTTCACTGAAGAAAATTTATCACCTAAATTATATTTTCTTGTTTCACCATTAATAGTCACATACGCAATTGTTATAGGCTTTGTTGGCTCTGATGCTTGTGCTGGAGTACCTAATATATTACCTGCTGCTAAAGCTGCCGCAGCTACGTTCTGTTTCCAACCTTCGTCAACTTCACCTTCCGCCACACCTTGCTCCGGTTTTACAGTCCAACGACCTTGCTGAATCATCTGTGGTGCTGTGGCTATGGTGTTTTGAGCCCAGTCATCTCCCTGCTCATCTCTCCATTTATGCCATACACTATCGCGGTTAGAATCTGGTATTAGTCTTTTGCCATCCCATTTACCTAAATATACACCTTTGGTATTATAAACAGATCCGAGTACTTTGGTGGGTGGAAAATTACTGTGTGCGCTCCAGTTACCTGGAACACTATAGTCGGGCTCACCTTCCGCCACACCTTTATTGTTCGGAGGTTTTGGCGCCGGCGCTCTTGGTATTTCAGGAATATCAAAACCACCTTCGTCCATTACGGACTTTTTTTGTTCTAATTCTTTATTTTCTAAATATTCTCTTGCTGAATTTAAGTAATCATTCGCTTTAATTATTTTTTCTTGTACCCAACCTTCTAATCCATCTTCTTCAGACAAATCTTTTATTAGTTCGTAGATTTTTTTAGCATTTTTATTTGCACTGACTAAATCACTTCTAGCCATTTCTACTTCATGGTCTTGACGTAAATAATCTTTTTTATGAAAGCCTGCTTTAGGACCTTTTCTTAGTATTGGATTGATAATTAAATCTTGTTCTTTAATTTCTTCTTCTTTGACTGCTTCACTGTTAGGAAACTTTTTACTTGTCTTTATTCCTTTAAATAGTGCACCAGGTCCTCTCTTTTGTATTGATCCAATTGGTTGTGAAACTGATGCTATTGATCCAGCAGTCGTTTCTTCGATTTTATCGTCCTCTAATACCTTAGGATCACGACCAAACTTTGGTGCGCTAGATGGGTTATTTCCTACTGGGGTGCTTGAAGGTGTTACGTTTTCTAAAAGTGAGTTAATTTTCATGATGCTATTCCATATATCTTATATTTATCGATTTATTATAGACCGTACGTAGTTTTATTTGCGTTGTAGTTTTGCAATACCTCACCTGCTGATAACGCTTTGTTGTATAATCTTACGATGCCCATTCTACCATTAAACCATTGACCGAAAGTAGCACCACCGTCAAATGAACCAAAAAACATTGGGCGAGTAGAATTCTTTATGCTGGCAAATGAGTGTGAGTTGCTACCTTGACTCGCACCGTTAACATAAAGTGCTATACTGTTTGATGCGACATTGGTCCACACACCCACTATCTGATACCATTGTCCTGTAGTAACCGTATAACTTGGTGATGTAATTGATGTTGTTCCGTTACCAACTTCTAAAAAAGTTCCACCATTTGAGCCTGTACGAATACCATAACCCCAATCAGCGGCGTTACCACCATCAGTTTTTCCTACAATCACTCTACTGCTACCGGTAATTACTGAATAATATACCCACGCTTCTATAGTCCAATCACCTGTTCCAGGTTCTAATAAAGCATTGTCAGCAACACTTAATGTAGAACTTGTACCGTTGTATGTCAAATAAGGGTCGGTGTAAGTAAGATTAGTCATCGTACCGTTTAAGCCGTTGCCAGAAATATCATATAATACAGTTCCTGTACCAGGATAACTGTTAGTTAAATCAGGATTGTAGTAAGCCACTAAGTTGGTGGTTACTGGAAATATATTAGACAAGGCATTGTAGTTTTGTTTTATCTCATCGGCTGATAATGCTCGTCCGTATATAGCACATACCCCCATGTCACCACGCCAATAGTTGTCCGATCGTGCTACTGCTTCTATCCCACTGTTTATAAATTGATAAAATGTTACGCCAGTATTTGGTGTGCCTATCTGCTGTCCGTTAACATAATAAGTCACTACTCCACCGGTGGTTTGTGTCGCGGCTACGACTATCCACTCATTATCTGTAACCGTAAAAGTTGCGGATTCTGAATAAGGCCATGGTGAATTGGGGCCGGTGCTGAAATGCAGTCGCCAAGTAGTCCCTGATATATGATACATGTAGGTATTGAAATTGCGATTGTTACCGTCGCCACCAAACAAGTTACGATAAATGCCATTGCCGGTGTTGGCATTAACGGTTCTAATTGAAAAAATTACGGTCTTGCCTGTATAGGGCACATTCATTTTAGATGTTGTCACAGGAGCAAATTGATTGGTGCCATTAAAACTGAAGTAACTACCAGAACCGGCATTGGTAAAAGGCGGACTGCCAGTTAAAGTAGCATCGTTTTGATATGTGCTGAGGTCTGTCCAAGTAGTACCTGAACCAGAATAACTAGCAGGGTTGCCAGCATCCAAGTACAATAAAGCACCGTTGGAGTTAAACGATGAATCATAGACACTAAGTCCAGTAAGTGTTACTCCTTGTATTATCATACCAATCTCTCAATACTAATCATATTGTTGAGGAAACTACCGCCTATTTGTAATATGACACGATAGGATCTATTATTAGTAGTATCGGTAATAATATAAGTTGATGTATCAGCTTGTCCAGTAAAGTTCCAGCTAAACAATGAAGCACTTGAAGTTGTAGTAACAACAACGACTGCCGCTGAACCAGCAGTGCTACCTGAAGCAGTAGAGTACGTTGCGCCTATATTCACTGTAAATGTACCTGTTGTTGATGCTATGCTTAATCCACGGTTGCCACTGGATGTAAGTTGAACCTTCAATAAATCCATCGTTACAAATACACCGGAATTGACTATCCCACTTACACGATTGTTTAGTAGTGTGCCTACACCTGCTGCTGCTTGTGTCAAATCAATATAGGCTCCCCGATTAGTCCCACCACTTTCAAAAAATCTAATTCTATCAATATATTGGTCAACAGCAACAAAATTTCCACTCAATGTGCTATTTGGAGCCTTAGTAAAGTCAATTTCACCACCTTCATCGCCGCCGCCACTTCCGGGGCCTGCAGGCAATGTCAATACACCAGTGTTATCAAATTTATAACTGTAACTGCCAGCAACTAATGTAACGTTTGGACTCGTACCTATGACATTACCTGTAATATTAATATTACCACTAAAGTTATTTGCTGTTACATTACCATTAACACTAACACCAGTATTACTGAATGTAGCTATAATACTATTACTATTAACTCCGCCTGCAAAAATTTTAACAGTCTTAGCTGGAGTAGTTGCACCTAATACTAAGTTACCACCTGATTGACTTGTATTACTTACATTGCCTTGAGAATACAAGTAACTATCAGCCGCATATACAATATTACCTAAACTGTTTGTAGGTGTGCCATTGTCGTAGCCTGAATTAATAATACCTAAGTCTAAGTAGTTGACGGTATCAGTACCGTTATCCGCAGTTACAATAAAGTCCGCAGTAGCATCTGAACCATTACTCTTATTTTGATATGTTATCTGAGTATAACTATTACTATTAGCAAAAAATGATGCAGTTGAATTAGGTAATAATGTACCAGTTACACCAGCTACAATAGCATTGTTACCGGTAACTGAATTACCACCTACGTATATATTACCTGTAACACCAATGCCACCTCCACCTGTTACTTGTATACCACCGGATGTTGTAGATGATGCAGAATATGCAGGCGCTTTAATAGGAAGTTGTGCTGTAATATCACTAGCATTCAACACGATTGATACACTGTCATTTGGTGCTATTATTCGTCCAGCACCGCCAATCTTAACACCCGGGAATAAAGATCCTGCACCTGTATAAGGTTGTAATAAAATACTACCCTCTCTTCCTATTGCATTTCCTGTTATATAAGCACCGGTACTGAATACTACGTTACCTAAATTACTTGAAAGATTAAGATTACCGGAAGTGATTAAATTACCGGCAGTAACATTACCCGTAGTATTAAGTGTATTACTACCAAAGCTTGCTAATAATGAAGTTGCATTAGCATTACTATAGCTGCTGCCAGCACTTACTGTAGTCCAGCTTAATCCACCTGATCCATTAGATGTTAATAACTGACCGTTACTACCTGCATCACTGGGTAGATATAATGTATAATTGGCTGCTAATGTACCAGAACCAGTTAAACTTGCAGTATATAAGCCACTCATAAAGTTAAAGTGTGTGCCGGTAACTTGATTTGTTAAAATATTACCTTGACTTGCATTAACTGCTGTTCCTGTTCCTGTAAGTTGTACAGTAGTTGCACCTAAATTCGCAACATTAGCATTACCTGATACACTTAATGTGCCTGAAAAATTACCTGCATTTGCAAAAACAGTACTCCAACGTGCGCTACTAGATCCTAATCTCCAACTATTATCATGGTATGGTTCTGTGTTTGCTATTATTCTTAATTGACTTGTACCAGGATTTAAAATCATATTAGTGCCACCAGGTGTGTTAGCCCAGTTGTTAAATACAAGATTTCCAGTACCTGTAAAATTTCCACCTTGTACATTGCCAGGACTATAAAAATCACCTGTGTTAGCGAATATCCAAGTTTTTGCTCCTGTACCTGTAATGTTTAGTGTAATATTACTTGCATTACTTGCGGTGTTTATATCATTGTTTGAGAAAGTAAAATTACCAGTGTTGGCAATTGGCGCAGCAGAAAATACTCCATTACCATATAAAATGTTGCTTGTGTTACCGTCTAGATTTATTGTTGATATATTACCTAATCCACTTACATTCGCAGCTTGAATATTAGAAATATTTCCACCTTCACCTGACAATCTTACCGCAGATACAGAAGAAAATCCACTGATGCTCGGCGCCGGACTTGAATTATAAGCTACAATACTGCCTATATTAGACAAGTTACCTGTATATGTAGGCAAATAATTAGCGACATTTGAATTACCGTATACTTCTGGAATAGATAACTCCGCAAATGCACCATTACCAAATAGTATGTTACTCGCATTTCCGTCTAAATTAATATTAGCAATGTTACCTATACTTACAACATTTGCTAAGTCAACTGAATATGCAACGTTGGAGTAATTTGCATAATTTGCTGTAGCAACATCACTTATTGTTACTGCACCAGTCAAACCGTTTACACTAACAACGTTAGCTGTTGATACTGTAATATATCCCGCATCATTAGTGAATGCACTTACATTTGTTGGTCTTCCTGTTAGATTTGTATAGTTACCGGTAAATGCTACATTGGCAAACCCTGTTAATTGACTTCCGTTACCTATAAAAAAGTTAGCAGTCACATTGCCATTCGCAGTAATACTACGGGTATTCATCGTACTGTTTACTGACACAGTAGTTAAAAATGCTGCACCAGTAACACTTACATTACCTGTATAAATTGTATTACTAATATTAATATTTGCAGAGTTGATATTACCTGAGTAGTTAGGTAAGTAGTTAGCAACATTACTGTTACCGTAGTTCTCTCCTTCAACCCAAGACAAATTACCTGTACCATCAGTAGTTAAAGTGTCACCTACATTTCCACCAGTAAGTTTGAAGTTGGTAAGATTTGTAGTAAGTTTACCTTGTAAATTACTCGCACGTATTGTGCCTAAAACATTTAGAATCCTATTCGTGTTATTCCAAATCATGTTTGGAGAGCCGGCGAATTTACCATTACCATCGTTATACTGAATTTGTGTTGCACCACCGCCTGGGCTATTAATAATTTGCAATTGCGGATTTTGTCCAGTCGCTGAACTACTATAATTTATTGTAACAGTTTGTAAATTACTATCTGGTGTTTTTCTTATGCCTGCCATTTTTTATTATCCTTATTTTCTTAGCAAGGGCGGTATGCCTGCTCTACTTGTTTTAAAACCAAATGCTTTTGCATTTTTTTTAATTTGATCTGGCTTAACATCAACTGTTAATGCTGTTTTAAATCTGGGATCGTTCTTTTCTTTTTCGCTAGGAATATATCCACTGACTTCATTTACATTATATGTGGGGTCAGTTTTTTGACGCTTCATACCTTTGGGTTGATTTGGATCAACAGGGTCAATGTCTGTTGTAGTTAATCCAGTATTTTCTAAGTCTTTAATGTATTCGTGTTCTTCATCTTCACTGCCAAATGAGAAAATAGTACTAGGTGGACCTTTACCAAAGTCGTGCTTACCCAATCCTTTTAAGTTACTGATATGCTGTCCTAATTTATACCAATCATATACATCACTTACGTCTACTCGTACTGTACCTTTTGGCATAGTAGGTTTAAACTCAGGACCCGGTGGCGTATCATTTGGATGATAATCTTCGTCTGTTACATATTTTTTATATTCTTTTGCTAACTTACCTTTAATGTTATCTTTTTCAACTAATGTCTTAGTTTTAGGTAAGCTTAGTTCTTTACTGTGTAAATTATGCATTCTGTCATATAAGTTCTGTATTACCCCTTGACTACGCAATGCTTTAAATGCTAAATTTTCAGGACCAAATTCTCCGTTTAAATCTAACCCTGCTTGACGATATTTTTTAATTGTTTTTAAAACTCGTAGAATTTTTTCTAAATTGTCAGACTTCATAGCATATTCAGATAATCTAGCTAGTTTTTCAAACTTAAGTTTTGCTGCCATTTGATCAAGTTCAGCTTTTCTTTTTCTAGGTAATCTTAACCATTTGTCATTTAAAACTGAGTATTCTCCCAAACTAATTACAGGTTGATTAGTATCCTGAACATACAATTCAACGTCATATCCCTTTATTGTTATATTGTGTTCATCGTTGTAAATTGTTTTCTTAGCGTGGAAGAATTCTCTATAAACATCATCATCTTTATATTGGTTCATATCTACTAAAATATGAAGGTCAATATCGCTGTGTTTAGTGTATGTATACGCAGCATTACTACCGGATAAGGTGATATCTTTAACATCTATATCACGTATTCCCAAATGCTCAATAAAATCTTCTGCAATTAGTAGTAGTTGTTTTCTGATTTTGGGATTCATCGAATCGCCGTCAAAAATAGCTGGATTTAGTTGGCGACGGAAATGTATTGCGTCACTTAGTTTAAAATTGTGTAATTCTTTAAGGTTCATAGAGTATTTATGAAAAAAGGCTGTCATATGACAGCCTCTTGTAGACAGAACAGAAAATAGTGTTATTTTTTTCTATTAGCTGTTTTTTTAGGTTGATTTTCTGAAGCAGCATCAACTGGGGCAGCTACAGCTGGAACTTGTTGTGATTGTTCACTTTGACGTTTCTTCAGTTCCTCAGTGTACATAGGACCAATAGTGTTCATCAAGTGTTCTTGGTTCTCCATACAGAAAACATAGCTTCCTGAATGACGTAGCAAGACACGCTTATCGACCCAAACTTTTCCACCTAGGTCACGCCAGTTTTCACAGAATGTCCAGTCTTCACTATAGTAACGTCCCTGACGAACTGCTGTATCAAAATAAGTTTTTAGATGTTGGTCATATTTTGGATCAAGACCAATGTCATTCTTGTAAGGCTTTACAGCTGGGTGACTATTAAGTTTCTGAAATACATCTTTCTTCATTAACAAGAATCCTGTACCTGCTTTACTGACTTCTTGTAATCCGTCTGGTCCTTCTTCAGCACCTTCGAATCCATTCACTACCCACTTGATTGGCATAGTCTTCATGGGGTACAATCCACCAATAACATCAACTTGACGATTTAACAATACTAATAGATGCCATGGCTCCCAACCAATGTCAGCATCAACAAAGAATAAGTGTGTTGATTCTTGTTGATCTAAAAACTTTGCTGTAAGTGTGTTACGTGCGCGGCTGATCAAACTTTCGTTGACCATAGTTTCTAAAGTCCAGTCAATTCCCAACTGTCTTGCTGTATTTGCCCACTTGATAAAACTCATAAATGTTGATTCAGTGAGCATACCACCATAGCATGGCATAGCAATATGAACTCTAGTGGTTCGTAGATAATCTACATCTACTTGAACCTGACCGGGACCAGGTTTTTGTTGTTCTTGATTTTCACCTTGATTTTCTGCAATTTCTTGTACCTTTTCTACAGGTACGGTTTTCTTTGTTGGTTTTTTAGTAGCCATGTAATCCTCATAAAGTATATGATTATTTACATAGGAAACAGGGTGTGATTATTTTTCTTCTAAATAATCTTCTTTGTTATTTTCTGCTACAGCGCGGTTTACAGAACTTGGTCCATACACAATAGCACTAGGATTTACTCTATATTTTTTAGCGAGAAAATCAATGTATTTTAAAACATGTTTATTTGGAACACCTTGACCTATTTTAGCGGATAGATTATTACCCTTAGCAGTTTTTCCTTTAATATAAATGTCAACTAAGTCATCTGGTTGTAGGACTAAACCTTCAGTATATGTATTAGTGCCCTGCGCCCAACCGCTAAAACTTTGTGCATCATCGATTGATAATGGTATTACTTGTCCTGTTTTAGTTGTGAGTAAAACATTTTCATATTCATCATCAATATCAATTTTAGGATATCCTAAAGTTTGTAATTTAGCCTTAAGGTGTAAATCTAAGTTTTTAGGACCTGATCCATAACCTTTTGGATCAAGTACTGCATCTAAACCCATTGCTTCTTCTTCATTCCAAAACCAGTCATTTGCTAAATTTAATACTTCTTTTGGTAAGTCCTGCCAAGTGAGTTGTTTTTTAGGTTTGAATTGTAGTACCTCACCTTCTAAAATACCAGATTTTAGTTGGTCATCGTTAAACTCCATGTAGTCATATTCTCCCCATGGTTTACCGGTACGCTCATCTATCGTATTACCTGTTTCGTCGTAATCAGAATATTCATAATAGTCATTGCTATAAATTATGACACCATCATAATTTGCGTTATAGTCTATGATATATTTTCTTTTTACACCGTCTGGTGCCATAATGCCTTTATCTAGCATCTTTTCTACAGCCATTTGCGCATTCATTATATGCTGTAGGGGACTTTTTAATTTACCCTGTTTTGATAATCTTCCTAATTCAGCTAGGTCGTGATAGTACCAAGCCCTAGCTATAGTTAAGAAATAACTTGCACCTCCGCCAAACTCACCACCGGGAGCTAATTCATTTAATTGATTAGCGTGAGGTTCTAAATCTACTGATTTTGGATGAGCCTCTGCAAGTTTTTGTTTTAGCTGTTTTAGTTTATTATAAAAGTTTTCTGTTAACTGTAAGTTGCTATCAAATATTGGTTTCAATAATTTAGCTGCTTTTGAACCATATAAATCTGAAAGTATTTTATTTCTAGTTTTTTCATTGCCCTTCATGTATGCAGCCCGTATAGCACTAGCATCACGCATGACTGTACCTGCGACAGGGAATTCACCTACATCTGTAGTTGTTACATATGCATGTTTAGTCATTGGCTGCAAGTTATTACCATATGGTTGTAGGTAACTTGGGTTGCCATCTTTCTTTGGTGCAAAACTAAATCTAGGATCTTCGTCCATGTCTTTGGCACTTACACCAAACACTAAAGCAGTTTGATTAGGATCCAATCCTGCTTGTTCAAATCTTTGAATATACTCGTCGCCGCCGTAAGTATTTTTAACACTAATAATGTTTTCTTTAGGAATACCTAACGCCATTGCCATTTTAGCACGGTCACTTGCACTAAAAGGACTTTTAGGCATTTCTTGCTTTTGACTTAGTGCAAGGTAAGTATTTTTTAAACCAAAAGAATCTGCTAGTTGTTTGAAACTTTGAGCATGACCCTTATGAAAAGGATGAAACCTACCTGGATATACAGCAATGACTTTCATTTTAATATGTTACCTTAACATTATTCACAACACCTTGACTCCAACCTTGTATCTTTGCTCTTAACCAAACAAAGTTTCCAGTAACATTGGTATAGCTTATCTGTGTGAGATTGTTGCAAACTAACGTGTATACAGGGAACCAATCATTGTCCGTGTCTTCTGCCGGATTCGTAGCTAATGTCGCTTGTATGACAATCGTTGCTGTAAGCGAGGTAATATTCCAAGTAACAGTTTGTAAATCTGCATTACCTAAGTAATAGGCAGCTGCCGGCTTTTTTACCCCTCTAACCAATGATTGATTAGTATAGGATGTTTGTGGAAACAAAAGTTCTGTGGTGGATTGGGCCATTATGCTTTCACCACTTCAACGATTACGCCGTTGCCAGCAAGTTCTTGGGCAACTTGTTCTAAAGCAGATTGTATTTCAGAAGTAGCGATCCCTACGTTATCGCTATCATGATCCTTGACTATTTTACTAAATTTTATAACTAGTACATCTTCGACTATTTTTGCCATGGTAAATACTCCATTGTATAGAGTATTTATCTGACTTATGGGCGTTTCTCTAGTTTGTATTTTCTGCTTATCATACTGTCAAACATTATCATAAACAGCATCAGGGTGCTTTCATTGTCATAGTCAAAAAAGTAGTGACTACTACTATATCTTAATCTCCAGCTAGATCCATATCCGGATTTTTGTAGTGATTTGGCTGAATCTACCCATTCTTTTAGAGCGGCACTAGGAGCAATTACTGTATCCGTTCCTTTGTATCTATCAAACCAAGTACCCAATTTTAATGCAAAATCATCGGAAACACGCTTAGATTTTAAATGCACTCTATAGTTATGTTTTGGTTTATTTTTAAAATATTTTGTACCCTGAGGTATTGACAAGTCTACCTCTGTGTATAATATTTTTACATTGATTGATTCTAAGGTTTTTAAGAAATTCAAATCATTTGAAAAAACCGACATGGAATTAGCTTCCATTCGTTTTGTGAACTCTTTTTCAGGCTTCTTATTCTGTATAGTTAACCAATCAAAAACTCTTACTATACTATCAATATCAGCACCCTTAAATCTTTTAGGATTCTTTTCATACTTTTGAAGTACCTCTTCTTTAGTATTGCAGAACCAAAGAAGAGGTAATCCGGATAGATAGAAACTTGCCTTGTATTGATATTTGTTATAAAATAAGTTTGAACGTGATTCTATAAAATCTATGCCATTACTTGGCGTCTGTGTCAACTGTAATAATTCCATCTTCTCCCACGCTTGCTGTTAATTTAGGTTGGACATCAAATAAAATCTTATCGTTTTCTATGTGAGTGTTGATTGTAGCATTTTTGATTCTCTCAAACAAGATTTTTTTACTCAAAGGTACCCTGATAAGTTCATCAATTTTTCTAGCTAACGGTCTTGCTCCCATCTTTTTATCATACCCATGTTCTGCAAGATAGTCAACAACTGGCTCACTCAAATTCAATGTAATGTCGTGAACGTTTTTCAATGACTTTTTAAGATCCTCAGTAAACTTAATAACAATTTTCTTAATTGCTAATGTATCAAGCTTGTTAAACTTACAAACTAAATCTATACGATTTCTGAATTCGGGTTTGAAAAACTCTTTAAGAGCTTTGTCATCTTCACCTGTCTTTTCTTGCGATCCAAAACCAATAGCATTTCTTTCACTGTCACTTGCTCCCAAATTACTGGTCATGATAACAATACAGTTTTTAGCATTGACTTCTTTACCATTTGTGCCAGTCACTTTACCATCGTCAAGTAGTTGCAAAAAGATATTAAAAATATCAGGGTGTGCCTTTTCTACTTCATCAAATAGTAATACACTGTGTGGATTTTTACTTAAATCATTTATTAGTTTTCCACCACCTAAACTACCTTCACCATATCCTACATATCCAGGGGGCGCACCTAGCAATGCACTAACATTAAATTTTTCAGAGTATTCACTCATATCATACTTCAATAACGGCATATCTAAATTTTTACTAATTAATCTAGCTAGTTCTGTTTTACCTGTACCTGTAGGACCTAAAAATAAGAAGCTTGCCATTGGTTTCGTTTGTGTACCAATACCAGCAAAACTTACATAAATTCTTTCTAATACTTGATCGACTGCGCTTTCTTGACCATAAAGTTTATCTTTTACATTATGCTCAAGTTCGGCAATTCTCTCATAACTATTTTCATTTAGTTTATCTGCACTGACACCTGCCATTCTTTCTACTTGTTCATAGATTAATTCTTTAGTAATGTCAACGCCTTTGTTTTCTAATACTCTTTGTTTCGCACATGCTGCGTCAAGTAAATCAATTGATTTGTCAGGATTTTTACGGTCGTGAATATATCGAGTTGCATTTTCTACCGCAGATGTAATTGCTTCATCCGTAATGTTTACATTATGGAATTCGTTTAGGCGAATGCTTAACCCTTTCAAGATTTTAATTGTGCTTTCCTGACTAGGTTCGTCAATTCCTACACGATAGAATCTACGCATTAATGCACGATCCTTTTCGAAACTTTCGTAAAACTCTTCCCATGTTGTACTAGCAATCACTTTTAGTGTACCCTTAGTGATTGCAGGTTTAATCATATTTGCAAAGTCTACTGACCCGTTATTTGCTGAACCAGCACCTTTCATTGTGTGTGCTTCGTCAATAAACAGGATGGCTTTTTTCTTTGTGTTAAGTGCTTCGATGATAGCTTTGATTTTTTCTTCAAAGTCACCGCGATATTTTGAACCAGCTAACAAGCTACCAATTTCTACACTATAAACTTCATGTTCTAATAGAAATTCCGGAACATGTCCATCTACAATTAATTGTGCTAGACCTTCGGCGATAGCAGTTTTACCGACACCCGGATCACCTACCATCAATACATTTGATTTGAAACGTTTAGCAAGGACATTAATAATGTCATTCAATTCAGTATTTCTACCTATGAGTGGTTCAAGTTTCTGAGTACGTGCTAGTTCAGAAAGATTAATTGTATATTCTTCTAGTATTTCATTAGCTTGTGAATCTGACAATTTGCTTGAAGCTTCACCGTTCTTATAATTCTTTTGCCAGAAAGGAATGAATTCATTTTTAGTCAGACCGTATTTCATAAGAAAATAGTGTGCGTGACTATTTGTTTCACTTGCAATACTTAGATATAGGTCTACTGTAGTTACAACTTTTCTACCTGTAAATAAAACTTGTGTAATGCTTCGATTCATTACACGTTCCAACGAATTTGTTTTTCGAGGATTTATTTCTTGGCCCAAATTATCTTTAATTTGTATTGAATTTAAATTATCGACATAGTGAGTAAGCTCCTGAATTAGTGTGTCCGTTTCGACACCAAAATTATCGATACAACGTCTAAAAGGAGAATACGTAACTAGTGCTAACAAAAGATGTTCGATTGTGCAATATTCGTGACTTCTTTGTTTTGCCAAAGAAACGGCTTGCTCAATGATTGATTCAATTTCTGGGCTATTCATTTATCTTTCCTTGTTTTTAAAATACTATCAGTAATAGTTTTATCAATTATATCAGGTATGTACGGCTTAAGTAAAATGTATTGGTCTCCGAAATCGCCGTTTACAGGTAAACCCTCTTTAGGTACACGTAGTTTTGCACCTGGTTGTGTTTTTTCTGGCACTGAAACCTCAAGTGTTTTACCAGAAATACTAGTAAATTTAAATTTACTTCCAACTACCAAATCAAAAATATCGATTTCATGCACAGCAAACAAGTGAGGACCCTCACGTTCGAACTTAGGGTGTGGCTGTATTCTAAATTCTACAAGTAATATAGAATCTTTAATAAGATTATCATATCTTATATTAGATCCATTGTCGATACCTTTCGGAACAGTAATTTTAACAGTTTTTGGTCCTGTGTGATCGTTGAACTGTAAAGTTTTTTCTGCTCCATTATATACATCTTCTAAACTAATAAAAACTGTAGTTCGGTAACTTGGCATCTGAGGTCTTTGAGGTCCCCTTTGTTGACCAAACATTTGTCCAAAAATGTCATCAATATTGATTCCACCGCCCATGTTAAAACTAAAACCACCCGGAAAGCCATGTACGTTAAATCCACCAGGCATACCTTGCCCAAATGGATTTGGATTATCATAATGTTGTTTTTTATTTGGATCGCTTAATATTTCATAAGCTTGTTGAATTTTTTGAAACTCAGCAGTATCACCACCTTTATCTGGGTGGTGAATGCCTGCTAATCTGCGATATGCTTTTTTAATTTCATCTTGGGTGGCATTTTTAGCCACCCCTAAAGTCTGATAATGGTCCATAATTGATTATAACAAAAAGTATTGTTTAAATCAATATTTATGGTATTATGCTGTTCCTGCTACCTTTTCTTTGGTTCTACCGTATGCAGCAATACCTAAAACAGCACCCATTGCAATATGATACAATCCTGCACCTTGCAATGTTAATGGTTGCCATTGACTTGTTACTTGACCGCCTTGTAGTGTTTGTAATACACTCCACAATACCGGGAATACAACAAAGTCTACGGTACATGTCATCATGTAAACCCAACCCATAACTGGACGCCATTTCTTGTTGATCCAATCTGTGTTATCATTTTTTACAAAGTCTGCCCCTTGTGCTGCGTTGTCACCTGCTTGAGTTAATACAGGCTGAGGCGCTGCAGGTGCACTTGGTGAATAACTAGGTGTTGACATATTACTTGCTCCTAATGATGGTGCTGGTGTTGATCCAAAACTACTTCCTTGAGGGAAAGATGAAACTGTTGGATCGGCAGCTAGTGTTTCGTGATGATCGTCACTTACTGCGAATGGATTTTCTCCGTTTGCTTTTTTTGCTAAAAGTGTTGTTCCCATTTTATAACCCCGCTTTACTTAAATATTCTTTTAATTCATTATCTGGTTTCTGAAATATTTTTTTAGGTTGCAAACCAGATAATTCTCGCATTTCATTTAATCCAGATTCTTTCGTTTGTCTATACTGATGTGGACTTAATATGATTACTTGCTTTAATTGTTCTACATCACAATCATAATTTTCATCATTAACTTTTATAGTCCAAGATTTTAAAGGTAAGTCAGTTAATGTTTCAAGATCCTTAATCAGTTCGCAAATTCTACTTGGTACTGTGCTTCTTCTGTTCATTTCAACAAACACTATGTACTTGCCAGGACTTAATTCACCGTCACTTGTTTGTGCATCTAATACAAAATCATAGCCCTTTTCAAACCAATCTGTTAAATCTTCACCTACTTGCTTTCCTTTTACGACGAAACCTACTGTTACAATTTCATCGTCGCTACCCATTTTAGCTGCATATTCATCTACTGTAACTTCAGGAAGTATTTGACCAACCAAATCGTGGTAGTCAAGACCTTCATTTAGTATTTGCTTCATGCCATGCCTCCGGGCATCATAGGAGGCATAGGTCCTGGTGCTATACCCTGTTGCATATTTGCTTCTTGGTCTTGTTGCTGATTACCTTCTTTATCTAAATCATCATCGTATGCTGAATCTAATTCAGATAAGTCAACTGTTTGTCCAGCTAAGTCTATACTACCCTCACGTATATCATTCATCAATTCTTTTGGCATAGTAATTCTTACTAACCAAACTTCTCTTTCAGTCATTTTAGGATAGTGTGTTCCCGCTTTATAATCATTAGGGTCTTTGATTTCTATGGGGACTTTAATTTTGGTCTTTTTGAATTTTATGTTGCATCCAACAGTCATCAATCTTTTTGCCCCATTTGGATCAGGCATAAGTTTATTGGGGTACATAAACATACAATCGACTGTATATCTTTTAGTATTTGGACCGTCAACTAGTTCCCCAAGTTCCCAATTTTTAAATGCGTATAAATCGGATTCATCCAAAACACGTTCAAAGTCTAATAATACATTCATAATACCATCACTAGAATAGATACCCTGTATTGTTTCGACAATACTCTCAAAGTCTGGATTTTCAAAAAAGTCGTCTGCTCTAAATTTGCTCATAGTTAAGTATTTATCTTTTTGAAGGTTTTCGAGAAACGTTTAAAATCTGAGTCGGAGCTTAATATTTATCACAAAATATCGTGTAAAAAGTCTGTGAATTTGTAGATGGCCCACCTATTTAAATATCTCTGAGTTTCAGTACTCAGCTCTATAAAAAGGAGAATATAACTTGAGCAAGCGAAAAACAGGCGCACTGCGCAAAACGGAACAAGACACACGCTACGCACACTCACTAAAATATGATTCACAAACATTCTACGTAAAAGAAAATAAAACAATCAACTTTGACAACAAGAGGTTTAAGCAGAACAATAAACCAATACAGTTAGTACCTAAATCTATAAATCAAGAAAAGTACATATTAGCCCTACTTAATAACGATATTGATATTGTTATAAGTTCAGGACCTGCAGGTACAGGAAAAACATACCTTGCAATGCAGGCAGCAATAAAGGCTATGAAAGCTGGAGAAGTTGATCGTATTATTTTAACTAGACCAGCAGTTGGTGTTGAAGATGAAAAACATGGATTCTTGCCAGGAGACATAAATCAGAAAATGGAACCTTGGACAAGACCATTGTTAGATGTGTTAAGAGAATATTATACAGCACGTGAAATCGCCCACATGTTAGAAGAACAGATAGTCGAAATTGCACCCCTAGCATTTTGTCGAGGTCGAAACTTTAAAAATAGCTACGTAATATTAGATGAAGCACAAAACGCAACTCCGGGACAACTAAAAATGATAATGACCAGAATAGGGGAAGGCAGTAAAATTGTTATTACAGGAGATGTAGAGCAAACTGATAGAAAAACTAATGATAATGGTTTATTAGATTTGCAATCTAAGTTAAAACAAAAAACTGTTCCTGGCTTAGAAATATGTTGTTTTGAATTAAAGGATGTTCAACGTCATAAAATTATAGAGCATATTATAAAGTTGTATTCATAAAAAAGGGGACCTAGTCCCCTTTTTTATTCTGGTTGATCGTCTGGAATTCCTTTTTCAATTCGATCAATTACGTCGGGATAAACCTTGTGGTAGTAATCCCTAAGCTGTTGCCAATCTTGTGTTACTATTTTACCTTCAATAAAACACCGTTCTATTTTTTTATTTTTAAAATCCATAACTACATTACATATTTGTAAATCTTTGGGACGTAGATTCCTAGTAATTTCTACTTGTTCGTCAATTTGACCATTTGCTTTGCGAACATAAGTAATTAGCATATATCTCATAATAATTCCTAACTTGTCAATTCTATTAATGTTGCTGCTAAGTTTATTTCTGGTATTCCTACTAAACTTAAATTTGCTAGCCCATTACGAATAACTATAATGCTAGCATCTCTCTTTTCATTTGTATTGCCCCATAGTTCTAAATTGTTGTACATCCAGCGATAAACATCTTCAATTCTACTTGGGTAGAAACTTAAATATTGCATTAAGCTTTGTCTACCTTCGTAGATTTTGCCCTGTTTAAATAACTTTGCCGCTTCAATTAATAAACTATCTTCATTACTTGTTATAGAGCTAGGAGTTAATAGTGTGCCTGTACTACTATTAACTTGAAGTTGATTCAGACATTTTCTCAAATCTGGATACGAACTATTAACGTACAGGTCGAGTGTTTCTAACTCAAATGCAATTTCTTCTGATAATAGAACTTTTGCAGCCCTAGCAGTAAATTCTGTTTTATCTGTCTTTGTTATGTGAAATTCATGACATCTGCTCTTAAGTGCTGGTATTATTCTATGTTGATAGTTGCATGTTAGAATAAATCTCGCAGTTAAATGATATGCCTCCATATCATTACGTAATGCTGCTTGACCTGCAGGAGTAAGATAATCTGCCTCGTCTAGTAAAACGACTTTAAATTTACCAAATGGCATTGTTTGTACAAAAGACACGATTTTATTTCGTACAACATCGACACTATTTTCACGGCTAGCGTTTATCTCTAAAACATCATACTCGTTTATATCTAGTTCATGTATGAGAACTTTTGCGAGTGTTGTTTTACCAGTGCCTGGATCTCCGCTTAGTAACAAGTGAGGGATAGACTCATCATTTATCCAACCTCGTACCTGTTGTTTTTGTGTATCATCAACAAAAACGTATTCATCGACTGTATTAGGTCGATACTTTTCTACCCATAAGTTATTTTTCATTCTTTTCTATCACCAAATAGTTGTAACAAGTTTAAGAATATATTAATGAAATCAAGGTACAATGTCAATGCCCCCATTATTTCTGCGTTCCCACTATTTTCAATGCTTATCATTTCCCTTATTTTTTGAGTATCATACGCTGTAAGACCCAAAAATATAAGTATAGCTAAAGCTGAAATAACCATTGTAGCTACGCTGCTTCCTATAAAAATATTGATAATGCTTGCTATTACAATTGCAATTAACCCTACAAAGAGAAACTTACCAAAACTATCAAGGCTTGTTTTTGTAAAATACCCATAAAAACTCATAACTCCGAATAATACTGCCGCACCCATAAAAGCATTGAAAATAGAACCCATGCTATACACTACAAAGATAGCAGAAAAACTAAGTCCCATTAATGCAGCGAATCCATGAAGCAAAAGTATTGCAAGTCCTTTAGGAATATTACTTGATAAAACAAATGATAGTGCAATGACTGCTACTAATGGAGCAAACATAACAATGTATTTTACAAATCCTGTAAATAACAAAGCCATAAGTGCAGGACTAGAACTTACTAAAAAGCTTATAATCATTGAATTTAATATAGCCAAACACATTTGAGAATAAACTCTACCCATCGCAGAATTTATTTCTGAGGCTGTCTTGTAAACTGTTTCGGTATAAAACATTATTATGCTCCTTACTGTTTGATTAATTCATAAGTTATGATATGGGTTAAACTTTGACCCAAATCTTTATCACTAGAAATAATATGTAACTGTGTATCATGTCTGTCAGTTTTGGTGTTGTATTCTCTGATTTCAACTGCATAACCTCCGATGCCATGATAAACAGTAAAGTTCATTCCTCGTGAACCTAAGTCAGCTAATTTACTTATAGCCATAGCTTTAGGCCTAAATTCAGGAGTATTTATTGACTCTCTTTCTTCTGAACGATTAACAACTTCTAATTTTTTGTAAAGCCATTTAAAAAACCAATTCATTACAGTCCTTTGTCGCTTATGGTTTCATCCATCATTGGAGTATCACTGACTAATAGTATATCATTAGGATCAACTCTACGCAAGACCTGTTTGCCCTCTTCATCTTCAATAGCAATACCTCTTGTCCACCTACCATGAGCGACCAAAATATATTGACCCTCTTTAAGTTCACCCTCATAAGTTGGACCCAATTTATATATTTTAGCCCACCTTGGTCTTATTCCGTGATTTTTCATATCATCATTCAATAGAACGATTCCACCTCTAGTAATACGTTCTTCAAATTTCATATCAGTAACTAAAATGTTTTCCTTTACAGGTTGTAAATTTTCTTTACTGATTTTATATGCTTCGTATGCGTAACTCACTTTACAATATCCTCATCATCATCAAAAAATTCTTTTTCTGCTTGAGTTAACTCGTTTGCTTTTGCGGTTTCTGCAATGTTAACGTTTTTTGTAGGTACAGATTTTGGCTGATTATTAACAGCTTGATTATTTTGTTTTTCGTTTATAATCTTTTGATAACTAGCCTTAACTCTTTTTGTGTTATCAGTGATAACTTTGTTATGACTATCTACAATGTCTCCCCTAGCATTTACATTCATATTTCCAACAGCCCTTACTTTTTCGTTTCTCGCTGCTAGTTGTGACATATCTACCATTTTTCCTTGTGCTGTTCTATATGCTGGCATATTTTTTCTCCTATTTTAAAAATTCATCGATTGAAAGGTCATAATGCAAACTATTTATTCTATGAATCCCTATCAAAAATAGAACGTAGCTTGCTGTACTGCTACCTCGCCCCACTCCCCAAACAATATTATTTTTCCTCATTATATCAACTAGATACTTGCAATAACGCAGTAAAGGAAATAAATCCCTTTCTTGAAATTTTATAAGTTCTTCTCCTGCACGTTGTAATTCATAGTCCTCTTTACATAAGTCTAGGACATATTTTGCGATATCTAGTTCCTGATATTCTTTTGGCATGAACCAATTATTTTGATTTTCCTTATCGTATTCCTCAATGGTTTTTTCTAATAATTGGTAAGTTGATAAGTTTGGTGTATTGTTTAATTCTAAGCTAGAAGGGAAAACAATTTGTTTATCTACTATTGCCTTTTTAATTTGACGATCAGGTTCATTGAGATAATAATCACACAGGTCGTCTTCGGATAAAATTTGAACACCAAAACGGTCAATATTCATGACAATAATTATTACACATTTTTAAGAAAAATGCAAGAATTATTTTTCCGTTTTGCTTTCAAATCTGGCAAAAACAATTTCAGTAGATAGGTTGTCATCTTTTTTATTTGTCCAACCCAAAAATAAATCATCCCAATTATTGGGTATTTTTTTAAGAGTTACAACCTTTTTAGATTTTCCGATTACGTTGTGAATATTTGGAGTAACATCGTTCCACCAACCCTTAAATTTGAATGGGCCAACATTTTCATCGTTACTATGTAAGCAACTAACTCCATCACTCATTCGTGAACTTAATACAATATCATCTGGTACTAATCTACCTTCAGTAATTGCATTTGCTTTTACCAAAAGCATAATACCAATAATTTGGTCATATGGTTCTTCTGGTAATACGCACATTTTAATATTAGCATTTGATAACTTTTCAATTGCTTCTTTGTTTTGCTCGAATACAAAAATGTGATGTTCTAGTGAGTAAATGAAATATTTTACTCTTTCCATTGCTATATTTTGTTCGCTTATGTTTTCGCTTTTTACTAAGAATTGAATAGTAGCTTCATACATATTCATGTACAACTCATTATCGAAATACACCCCAGCTACAAAATTGAAATCACGTGTAATTCTTGCTGTCATTTATTCTCATTCGAAATGTTAATTTTGGTTTGAAGATTTTGTTTTTTGTAAACTTCGTCTATTCGCTTATTGTATTCTAATTTATAACTTTCTAAAACCATAAGCAATTGGTTAATCATTGGTCCGTTTTGAGTTTTATAAACAAAATTTAATTTTTTAGACAAATCATTGATCGTGTTCTGTAATTCATCAATAGTCTTGTCGCTTAAATCTGTTATAAACGGGTGTTGCATTTTATGTCACCGCCGTCAATGCAATTCTACCCCATATAGTTGTGCTACCGTTATATGTACCCACACAAACATAAAAATAGGCACCATCTGAGCAAACTTGACCAGGTGCATCTCCTAGTAAACCTACAGCAGTTGGTGTCCTAATAGGAACCTGTGAGGCTTTTTGATTTCGGTTAGTGGGCATCACATCAACAATCGTTCCGCAATCTAATGTTGAAAAAGATAAGTCTAAATATTTTACTTTATTAGGAATACTAATCATATTTGTATAGGTAACATTTGCGCCAACGTTACTATCTGATACATTAGAGTAGTAGTTTTCAAGTAATCGCATACTTGCTCCCATACCAGTAATTAAGTTACCACTAGAATTGTAAACAGTATTTGGAAACGTAATATATGCATTTGCGTTTGCAACAGACAAACGTAACTCTACGTTACTTTGAGTACCAGAAGGAGCCCATCCGCCAAAAGTTATAGATGTATTTTGTGTAACGGTGCCATACTGCACATCCGCTTTAGTTACATCAATAACAACTGAACTTGATAAGTTATCACCTAAATTATAGGTTTTGGCTCTGAATCCTTGAACACTTGCATTGCTTATTAAAGTGTTCGCCATGTCGTTGTTTAATACTGTTCCGGACAATGCGGATTTAACCACAGCCTTATTTTGGATGTCAGTAATTTCTGTAGCAGCAGTATTAAGGTTGTTTTTAATACTTGCAAAATTGTCTCTAAATCCTTGGGTACTGTTATTAATACCAGGAACAGGATAGTTAATGTCAATAGAATTTGTGTTAATAGCACTCATAGTTTTTTTGTCCGTATGTTATTTATTAGTCTACATTCTTCGGTAAAATTGTTTTACGCGGAAAAAGTACAGGTAAATCATATCGATCCAATGGATCAGGTGTTGGGCTAGCTCCTGGTAATTCTATCCATGAAGGAATTAATAATTGGGTATTATAATTATATGACGCACTCTTATCGATAATCATTCTGTCAATAGAAAAGTCTATCATGTTTAATTTATATTCCCAATTATTGTTAATATTATTTTTAATTGTTTCTGAGTAGCCAGGTAGTGTATAACATATTACCCAAGCTTGAATGAATCCTAATGTGTTACCGTTCACTTGTTGGCTTGTCATCCATTTAGGTAGCAAATTTTGATTTGTGCTGTGGGTTAAATTTTCTAAAACTTCGTTTCTCATATTTGTTAAACTAGCAGGATACAATATTCTTACGGATCCCGGTGTATAACTGGTATAGAGATTTTCAGAACTAGTAAAATAGTTATCTTTTGAAACAAAGTAAGGTCCTTCATCTAAAGATATTTTTGTAGGCCAAATTATTTCTTGTGGTATACTTTGTCCTTTACTATTAATTAAATCATCTACTATTTCAGAGTAAACCACTTCATATGCAATATTATTATTAGAGTCTCTTGCTATAGCGGTTTTAATTTCTCCTAAAACTAGTTTTCTATTATAGTGATTTTTACCGATTACTTCTATATATTTTTCAATATTTACGGTTTCGAGTCCGTAAATATGCATATATTTTACGTCAGAGGCTTTACCAAAATTTGAATCTGATGGGCGATATAAGTTTTCAGTAGGGATCAATGTTTCATCAGTTAGTAAAGATTGTATTATTCTTCTACCCTCTATGTTTGGACAAGCTTTAAAGTATATAGTATCTAAAGGATTTTCAAACTCTTGTTTTATTGTTATAGTGAATGTTTTTTCACTACTAACAATAGGATATCTAGGATAAAAAGCTTGGACAATAAATGAAAACTCACTGGTTTCGTGTATAGATTGTAAATAAGGTTGTGACTGATAAGGGAATCTTCCAGCTAGTTGGCCGTTTGAAAGTAATTCTATGTTAGGAGGCAATGTTCCTCCAATTAAACTATATTCTAGTTCATACTCTGAATTTGCCTCAACATATAATTCACTTATCGAACCATTGAAAACAATTCCTAAATCACTGTCTGTTTTCCATGTTATTTCTTGCGTTATATCATTAGAAATAGTTAGTGTGTATAATTCAGTTTGGCTAAAAATACCAGGATTACTCGCCTTAGATACTTGAACACTAAACTGATATTGTGCAATACTGTTTGCTGCAATATTAGGTGTTCCTGTTATCCAACCAGTATTACTGTTTCCTGTCAAACCCTGAGGTAAAACCCCAAAATTATAACTTAATGGTTGATTATCAAAATCGTGACCTATAATCTTAAAAGAAAAAAACTCACCTGATTTAATAGTTGGGATTATATTATTTTCAGGTATGTAATATCTTAGATATGGATCAGATAAAGGCACCGGAGCTATTAATGGCGTATTATTTAATATTGCAGGTTTGCGTGAGTTTATAGGTTTAGATAATTGTTGATTAGTTATTCTTATGTTGTATGTTTTAGAATCTAAGCCTAGGTCACTAGTAAGTTGCAAACTAAATGTAAAGGTTCTTGCTACCGGAGAACCATTAACGTTCGTAGGAGGTAAAGCATATCCTCTTATTCTATGAAGCTCATCCAAATATAACCCAGGTGGCAAGCTACCTGAAGATATAGTTAAACGGTATGGATTGTTATCTACTGGATTATTAACCTGTATTTGATAATCTATGTAAGTGCTATCAAATGTATTTACTAGTAAACCGTTTCCAGTTGCAATATAAACACCATTAAATCCGAATATATCAAACGAAAAAGTTCTGTCCCTAAAATTACCTAAATTATCTGTTACTCTTATTGTAAATTTATAAGTAGTTTGTTCAGAGATATTCTTTGGTATTCCGGTTAATAATCCAGTCCTTGATAAATTTATTTGACTTCCTGTTGCTGCGTCCGGTAACTGCCCATTAAGTAATGTATATTCTAATGATACGGCATTAGCGGCTGTTATCTGAGCAACAAATTGTAAATTTAATGGTCTTCCTGAGGGAAAGGTTCCTAAATTTTCTGCAGGAGTAATCCATACTGGTTGAGACATATTAATGACCTAATAACTCCAATGCCAAATGATAATGGTGTTTTCTATCTTCTAAACCAATAGTTCCGCCATTAATACGTTTCGTTAATGTGACAAAATCATCTTTGTCACACCATTGATTTAAATTGTTTTGGTCCCAAAACCAACCTGCACTACTAACTGCACCTTCTGGAGTTTCAAGGTACGCTACTGTTTCATCTAAACTAATTCCCAAATCACGTGCAAAATTGGTATAATTATTTCGCCCAGTCAATTGAATAAGTCCTCTACCGCAAAATTTGTAGCCATCACCGCTTGCTTCATCACCGTTGCCCATACGACTAGCATATACTCTGTTGGCTATTTTTTCAGGCTGTCTTTCATATTGTTTTGCTAAGGCTTCGGTTGGAAAATATTTTTTAAATGTTCCCATCAATCCTTTAGCACTGTAATTTAAATTTTCTTTAACAAAATTAAATTGACCACTTTCGTGTGCTATTTGAGCAACGAATGCAGCCGCACGTCTTTTATTAACATACATGTCATAATATTCTGCTGTTTCATGTATCGACAATGCATATTTTTTCAAAACTGCCTCTTTTGTTTTTGGACATAATTGTTTTAATAATTCTAATGTTATCATAATTTCTCCTATTAACCGTATACACCAACCATCGTGAACCATTGAGTCGTACTTGTTGCAATTATCATCAATCGAGCATTAATACCCAGTGAAAAGGAAGCATTTAATCCTAGGGTATCAATTGTGCCACCGTTCGCTGGATAAACTTTAATTGGAACAGATGACCTATTAATAATTATTATCTGCATGCCTACTGTCGGAGCAGGCAATCTAACACCGTCTGATGTGCCTGCCGCTGCGGTAGTAACTACATTAACTTGTTTTGTTATAGGAGTTGCTGTTCCTAATGTTGTTCCGGCTGCTGCTATGCCACTTTGAACACTTACCAACACAAATCCACTAGACGTAATGTCAGTTCCAGTAAATGCTCCTGAAAGTGAAAGTCCTGTAAGTGTACCAACACTAGTAATATTAGGCTGACTACCGTTAACAACATTTTCTGATAATGTAGAGGCAACTGCTTTTGCGCCGCCTGATATTGTTCCACTAACGGTCATTAATCCAGTAGCTGAACCTAACATTGTAACCGCAGTTGTGGTGCAACTTAATACAGTAAATGTACCGTTATATCCTGAAGGTGTTACACCTGATACTGTAATACTTTGACCAGGAGTAAACGGAGGATACGATTGAGAAGCAAACGAAAGGGTTTGAACTGATCCTGTTCCTGCCGTCGCAGTTATTGCTACACGCATTCCTGTATTAAACATGTTGATGCCTGTAATACTTGCGCCGTTTCCACTGAATAATGTTGCAGTAAATGTTGAGCCAGTTACATTGGCACCACTTATATCACCAGCAGATACAAGACTGCCTACATTTGCTGATCCTTGTAAAACCATACCAACACCAGATGACCTTACGAAGCCACCAGTAGTAACTGGCCCATTTGTAGGGTTAGCATAAGTCACGTGTGTCGTATTTGATGATGCTACGGAATATGTTCCGTTAAATCCAGAGGGTGCTAACCCTGAAACAATTATTGTAGAACCTGCAGGGAATGGTGCAGCATCTTGTGTAGCAGTAAAGGCTAAAATTGCAACAGTTCCATTACCGCTTGATCCTGTTGTTGTGATTTGAACATTAGATCCTACTGTAATTTGACCACCTACTGCATAACTTCCGTTCACTATTCCAGACGCTACTGTTAATTTATTCGCACTCGCATCACCTGAAACTGCTAAGTAACCACTTGCAATCAAATTTGAACCACTTACATTTCCTGTAGCCGCTAATATTCCTGCAGCAATGTTTCCTATGGTTGCGGCACCTGAAGGCATACTTAATATACCTGAAATATTTACATTACTGGCATTTGCTGTAGTAACCGCAAAACTTGCAACCTCTAAGTTATTGATATTTGCATTAGTACCTGTTAAATTACCAGTTACGTTTAACGTACTACTGACCGTAGTTGATGTTCCTGCTACTGTAAAGTTACCATTAACCTGTAAACCACCTGTCGCAAGATTACCTGTTGTTGCATTACCACTAACACTGAGTGTACCTCCTGTTGCTAAGTTACCAGCTGATGCATTACCAACAACACTTAAAATACTACTGTTTAATGTATTGACGTTTGCTGTTGCGCCTGACGCATTTATTACAGAGGTAATAATTAATGAACTTATATTACCATTAGCAGCAGACAAGTTACCGGATGTTGTAAATGAACCTGCAGTTACAGTACCATTCGCACTGATTCCCTGAGAAACAATGTTTCCTATGTTAGCGTTACCTGCAACACTTAAGAAACCATTTGTTATGACATTACCACCTGTCATATTTCCAACAACATTAAGTAATCCCGATTCCATTAATGATGCACCAGTCAAACTACCATTGACTGTCATGTTCTGTGTGGTCGTATTTCCTAATGAAGCATTACCTGTTAAATTAATAGTGCTACTTGATGTTATAGCTCCTGATACATTTAACGTGCCTGCTGATAGTGAACCTGATGTAACAAAGTTTCCAGCACTGACGTTTGCTGCGGCTGCAATAGTTGCAGCAGATACGAATCCGCTAGTCGTTAAATTACCTACGTTCGCATTTCCATCAACTCTTAATACGCCACTTGCTACTAAATTAGCTCCTGATACATTACCTGATACACTTACAATTTGTCCTGTTAGTGTTGTTGTTGTAATATTACCTACACTGGCATTACCTATAACACTTAAGAAACCATTCGTCGTTACATTTCCAGAGAAATCAGCGGTAGAAGCTAAGACGCCAGCTGTAATTAAATTACCTGCATTTACATTTCCTGTTGCATTCAATGATCCACTGGCACTTAAATTACCAATAGAACCATTACCCGAAACTGATAAACCGCCACTTGTTACTAAATTTCCTCCGGCAACATTACCCGAAATACTAAGTAGATTTGTTGCTTTATTAAAGGTCATTCCCGAAACAGCAGAAGTATTACCACCATCGTTGAATAGTATTTGCGTATTATTACCTGGTGCCTGTAATGTAGTCCCTGGAGGTAAAATAATATTACCTTCAATATTTGTTGCTGTTATAGTGCCTGTAGTGATTAAGTTTGCGGTTTCGAGATTACCAGTTACACTTAATTCACCTGTTAAAATGTTGCCGGAAACGGCTAAATTATTTAAAATACCAACAGTGGTTATATTTGGTTGACTACTACTTGTAATAGTACCATCTAAATATACCGCAGTTAAATTACCAACACTTAGGTTACTTGTAACAACTGCACTGTTTATTGTAATACCACCTGAACCGTCATCTCTTACTGTCGCTGTACCTAAACGTAAAGAATTCCCACTCAACCATAAATCTCTAAATCTATGTGTGTTATTTCCTAAATCATATATTTCATTTAATGAAGGAATGAAATTTGATGTAACGTATCCTGTAACATTTATATTACTAACATTTAACGTTGCAATGTTTCCTGTTGTTATAGATGCACTTGTGATATTTCCTGTTGTAGTAAATAGGTTACCAATAATAATTCCGTTAGCATTTGAACTAATTGTTCTTGTGCCAATACTGATTCCGTTTGCGCCTAAAAATATAGTTCTCCATCTATTTGTCGAATTACCTATATCTAGTGTAACATTAGAGTTTGGATTTAATGCGGTATTGACTGTGCCGTTTACTAATAAATTTCCTGTGGTAGTACCTACTATAAAGTTTGCATTTTGTGTCGTAATGGTATTTGCTAAATTTACTACAAACTTTTGATTGTAATTTGATATAGTTGCTGTATTACTTGTAGCAGCCCCGACTCCAACTAACAAACTATTTGCCGTTTGAATAGTAATATTAGGAAAACTTGTCTGAAGTAGAATATTACCTACATTACTGTTCGTGGATAGTCCCGGACCTACATTCAAAGTCAGCACACCTGCTGTTAGCTGCGTGTTATATAAATCCGTAAAATTATTCTGTATTTTTTGAAATGCTGCTCTTAATGGATCCGCAGAAGGGTCATTAGGAAAAGTACCAAAATCTATAAATTGCTGGGCCATGTTTTTATCTACCTTATTACGTATTTATCGTTTTTTAATATCTACGCCTAACCGAAAAAAAAGCCCGGCAGAACCGGGCTTCATAAGAAGGACTTTTTTATTTTATACCGCTTAGTTTTTTCCATTCACTGATTGATTCTTGTACAGAAACTTGTGTAGGATTCAACACGGTTTGGTCTTTTTTCATCTTGTGTAAATCATTACCCATTGACAGTAAAGCTTTAAGCTTTGCAAGTTCAGTTTGTTCCATAGCGTCACCGCCTGCTTCATTCGCAAAACTTTCTTCCATTTGAGTACAACCGCATTCTCCTTCATTAACTCCGTGAGTCTCACAGACTTTTTCTTCCATCGTTGCTGGTTGATCCAATGATTCTTCTTCTAAATTACTTGTATCTTTATACTTCTTTCCATCAAGTTCAAACTCTTGCCCTTTTGCAGTAGACTTTAATTTTCCTGTAAAGGCATTTCCTTCTTCCATGTCATCTTCTTTGACTGGATAAGTTTTGCCACCTACCTTCATTGTTTCGCCTTTTTGAACTCCATCTGCCTTAGCTTTTGCTAGTGCGCCGGTGAATGCGTTTCCTTCGTCTGCTTGGCCATAAGCTTCTTTAACCTCATCTTCAGACTCCTCACCTTCCTTCTCTGACTCTTCTCCATCATTTTCTTCTTGATCTTCTTGATCTTGTTCACTGGAGTCGGATTCTTCATCTTCTTCATCCTCTTCACCTTCTTCTTCATAATCATGACTTGCTGCTGGATTCATTACACTTCCAACACCTGCCATTTTCTTAATTAGTGCTAGCATATCGTCGCCATCACCGACAACTTCTGGACTAGCCTCTGGTTCTGTGCCAGTGCCATCAGGTTCTTGGCTTGGTAGGCTCATCATTGCACTATCCTGTGGTTGTGCTGTGTCATCACCGCCAAACACACCTAAACCAGCTTTTCTTACTAAATCTAATAGTTCATGTGCATCATTGTCAGTAGCACTTATAGTAACACTATCAGGTGCTCCTTGTTGCCCTGTGCTTGAGGAAACTGTTAATCCCTCAACTAATAACGTGTTTAGCTGTTTTTCCCAGCCTTCAAATTGAATATCTTTCATATTGTTTTCCATACTTAATTGGGTTATACCTGCTTTAAATGGAGAGAGTTCTGGCTCATCTAATTTTGCCATTCTCATTTTACCTGCAGGTGTTTCTAATTCCGGGCGTGTATCAGCTTCTTCTAAGCTTTCTTCATAATTTGTGAAACCAAATTCTTCTAAAGCATAATCACGTAACTGACCTTTTAGTGTTCCTGCTAAACGCTTATATCTATCACCGTGTTCTAAAGTGTTATTGATAGCACGTTTAGCTGCTGCTAAATCACCTAACTCTACTGCATTGTTTATATTGAAACCTTTTGCCTTAGAAGTTGTTAAATCTTCAATAAAACGTGTCACTAAATCTTTCATAGCCCCTTCAGTCAAAATTTCATTTTCACTGTTTTCTAGACCTTCCATTGTAGGGATTTCACGCTTGCCTTGCAAGAATTTTGCGAAATTCTTTGCTACTACTCCTGCTTGTCCTAATTTTTGTTGTAATGGACCTTTTCCCATACCTGCATGCGGTGCTAATCTTTCTTTCGATGTAACTACATCTTTACCAATTGGAGATTCTTCTTCTACCTTACCTGCATTATGTGCCTTCCATGCAGTAGCATAAGCAATAGACTTTTCTTTAGGAGTTAACTTACCGTCTTTAGCATAGCCCTTCTTAATATGCTTAACCATACGCTCTGCTTTTGCTCCAGGAGGTGCAACTTCATCCATTGGATGATTCATACGTTTACCTTGCATTCTTAATGCACCGTCGCCATTGGTTTCTTCATCCATTTTGTCATGTTTGGCACGAATCTGAGCCATTTTTTCTTTACTTGCACCCTCACGACCTGCTTTACGTAGTGCATCCATACCTTCTTTACCATACTTTTTGTTACCTAAGTATGCTTGTAAACCGCTTTCTTCAACCTGATCTTCTTCCATCGATGGCGTCATTGGTCTAGTATATGCTTTGGGCATCTTATCTTTTAACACGTTCCAGCTGTTCGGGTCGCCATCTATCCCTGCGCTAAAAGATCCATATGCTTTGTCAAGATCCGTTGCTCCCTTTGCTACCGCTTGATTATAACCGTCTGCTCTTTTGTTCCAAAGTCTGTCATATCTTCCTTCTGGATCGTAAACTTGTTTATCACGCGGTGATTCTTTTCCCTTTTGTGCATTGCCGAAAGCATAGTGTCGTTGGGCTCTTGCTTTATTTGCATAACTTGAAAGAGTCTGTGGACTTAATTCATCTAATTGATCTTCATCCATTTTGTCACCAGCTAATGACATTTCGCCACGACCAATACTCTGTTTTATTTGTGATGCAAGTTGCGGATTAGTAACAGTACCTAAAACTTTATTACCTTGCTTTATAACTTGAGTGTTAGATTGTGCAGGTTGAATAGTAACTTGTTCTGCTTCGTTCAACTGAGTTGTAGTTTCTACGTACTCTATCCAGTCTTTTAATTTGTGCTTTTTAGTTGGCTTACCAATAGGCTTCTTTGGAGGCTTACCCACACCAAAGGCTTTACCTAACGAATCAGTATCGTATTTTTTGTCGCCGTCATCTTTCTTAGGACGTCCACGACCTTTCTTTTCTTCAGGCTTCTTTTCTTTCTTTTCAGCTTTTTCGTCACCTTCTTCATCGGTGTCATATTTGCGTCCATAGCCACCTGGATCTGCTTTGTGAATTCTACCTTTTTCTGTTTCTTTTGTTGCTTCGCTTAGTGTGGACAGCGAACTTAAGATATCTCTAAAATCCATGTTGATAGTCCTTAATTATCTTTTATCTAATTTGTTTTCAATTCTTGAAAGTTGTGTCTGCAAATCTTCAAGCTTTTGATTCATTTGTTCTGTCTTAACTGCCATTACTTCTACTTTAGTATTCATGTTCTTAAGGTTGCTATCCAAAGTAAGGTAACCTGTACCACCAACACTGCAAGCACCAATGACTATCCATGTTAGTTGACTTGTATTAAAATCGATCATTTACTCGCCTTTCTTGATCCAGTTGCAGGACGCTCAGGTCTATTAACATGTGTCATTGGACTATTAACGTTGACCCCTTCTTTTGTTTTATTAGGTTGAGTTGGTGTTTTTTGCCCTGCGTATGGTATATCAATACTTGGCTTTTTAGGCATTACTCGATCTAGATATTGGTCCGCATATTCTTTACTTGCTTCTTTACCATTATCTTGTAATTCTGTTTTCATTAATAGTGGTGAATTTTCCATTTCATTAGCATATTTGTCTGCTTCAGAATTCACACTATCATTATAATCTGTTGTCAGCATTCTTACTCTACCAATTTGACATCCGCATGCTTGCGCACACTGTTGTACCATTGGCTCAGTTGCTGGATATCTAAACTCTACCTTCATTATAGTAACTGATTCATTTTCAGCATCAGGAAATCCATATGGATTTTTTTGCACTGGGGTAGTTTTAGGATCCTCAATTTTAATTGGATCAAATTTGCTTAAATTATGCTTAAACATATCCATAAATTTTGAATCTACATCACCCAAAATTTTGATGGTGTAATTGTATGTTCTAGCACTTTCTGTAAGATAATGACGGAGGCTTCTCATTGTATTATTCCTGTTATATTATTTATCAATTGTCTTGTTTTTTGGTTCCCAGTATCGATTTCAATAGTTCATTTCTATCTACTAACGTACCTTCCCCAACTGGGACATTTTCAATTTCTTTTGTCTTAGTTTCTACTTTTTGATCCAATGCAGCCTTCTTAAGCTGTAATTCAATCATCTTTAATTTTTTATTTATTTTAGCTGTTTTAGCAGTAATTGCATGACCCAACATAGTACCTGCACTATTGAATATTTCACTTGCAAATCTACTATCTACTTGCATACCCAAATTCATTAGGTCTTTGTAGCTATCTGCTGCTAACTGCGCTAAATTATCCATTTCAGTATCGCTAGCATCTAATCCACGTACCTGCGGTAATGCTTTCTCAATTTTTTCTAAATTAGAATACGCTTCTTGTGTAATTTCTTCTTGGGGCAATATTAAAGATGATTCGGGTATATCACTAGAATTATCTTCAGGTAGTTCAAAAAGATCCGCAAGTTTTTTCGTCATAAAAATACTCTATAATAGCAGTATTTATTACTTACGACTACCTCGGTAAAACAAGTCATCTTCAGTTATAACTCTAAAAGTAAAACCGTTTTGTTTACAGTATGCCATTGCGCTACCCCACTTTGCATGATTTATAGCTACTACTGCTCTATCTTTTGCAGACGCTACTTTGCTCTCAATAAGACTTTGTTTTTTGGGTTTTATCTCGACAACTTCAGCTAATTGATTTCCAAACTTATTTTGATATACAATAAAAAAGTCAGGGATGTAGTTCGCCATTTTTCCAGTTAACGGATGTCTGTATGGAATGACCAATGCCTCACTTGCCCATTTCAGTACACTTTTGTTGTTATCACAAAATTGCATAAATGTGAATTCCCAGCCTGAACGATATTTGGGTAAATGTTTACCTATATATTTTTGAGGGTTTTTTGGAGTGAATATGCCTTGTGCAAAATTAGCCATTACACTAATATATTTCTTTGAACTAACTGATTAGGTTGCGGAACATTGCTTATACCATACAATGTAGTTTTACTTTTAAAACTATTGAGATATAATGTTAGTAAGTTTGATGCCTTAAAAGAAGTTGTTCTTTTGAGTTCGTCTAATAAATCTAGCACATTTGTTTGAGTAAAATTTGAAATTCTAAACAAGATAGCAGTAAAATTATTTGCAACATCCTCGCTATATGATATGTTATAAAAATAAGAGTACACTAGTTCATATTGATTAGCTTCAACAATCAAATCAAAATTATAAAAAGCATCGTAAATTCTAACCGTAGTATCTAATTGAGATTGCGGTCCTTCAATTATTCTTGCTGCCATGTTAACCTCATCGTGATCTATCTTCTATAGGAGCCGGACCAGAGGAACTAGGTACACTAGGTGGTTTCGATAAGAACTTATTAATAGACTGATTTACACCACTAGTAGTAGATTTGATATCACTTGAATTTAATGTAGGGAATCCAAATGTATTTGTTCTATTGGGTTGATTAGTTACGGAACCACTTATTGCCCCTAACAATTCTTGTCTTCCTGCGTTTAGTATTGTTTGAGGATTTTTGAAAGTATTATATGATGCACCTGCTTTCTGAATAGCCCCAACAAAATTGCCATTCTGTAAGTCGTTTAAAATACCACCAGCACCATCTACTAAACCGCCTTGTCCTAGTATAGTAGAATTTGATCCTGGTCTTGCGATAGGACTTAATGTCCTATCGTAATGATCCTCAGTTCCGAATCCGGGCACGTACCTTGATGGATCTTTTCCATCAATAGCACCATCATAATATTTTACAAATTCATATTGTAAATTCATTTGATGTTCCATTATTCCGTTTGTTTGAGAATAATCATATGTGTCATGTGAAAAAGACTCGATAGTAGGATTTACTAATCTATAAAGCACAAAATTGTGTTGATTAAAACCGTAGATGTTTATTGCCTTAAAAAAGGATGGCTTTGATCTACCCAAAGCCGCTGCGAATGTTGTTTCAGGTTGCTTACTTGACTCACCTATATATCCCCAAGTCGTTGAACCAAAATTATAATCGTATGTATCTCTAGTATCTAGGCCCATAGCAGAATTCATTCCATCTGTTCTAGATACGCCATTGTTCAAACTAAAATCTGTATTTGTAGCATCTTTATAATAATACGTATAGTAAGTATACCAAAGTTTACGTATCAAATTAGCATTATCATCATGAAATGTTATTTGTATAGGATCGTATTTGATTTTAGTTTGTACAATTCTTTTGCGATTGTACTGATTCATTGTGGTTAGTTCAAAATTATATTTCGGAAGTGAAATATTCTTGACGGCTAAACCAAAATTTTGATCAACCGGTAATTGTGAAAACGCTGATATGAAATCTTTATTAATGTCAAAATAAACATGAAATAAAAATTTGTATTTTGGGGCGTATGCGTAACTATCGGTCCTAAAGGTTTTACTTGCGTGAGTATAATCACGCAAGTATTCCGAAGTAAAGAAGCCTTTTACTGCGTTACCTGCTTCGTTTTTAACAATCTTAGCAGCATCACGCAGTAAATTTTGAACGAATCCTGCCATTAGCTTCCTATGCCAGTAACTGACGCACCACCGAATGCACGACCAACGTTCGTTCCAACACCAGACTGTAATGGACTGTTGATTGCGTTATCGTAGCGAACTGTCAATGAAACTGTTGCAGGTTCACTTGTACCATAGTTTAAGTTATTATAGTTAGCTTGCTGTATGAAGCAACCATATAATTCCCATGTTTCAAGTACGCTTGGTGTTAATACTCCATTGCCGCCATCAAGAACTTCATAGTTAATTTGGAACTTGTAATCTTGACCAGTAGCTGCACTAGCTTGCTCAACAAAATCCATTTGCTTCTGAATTTGTTGTCCAACTAGTTTAGAAATATTACCCTGTGCATCATCACGTAAGTTAATTGTTGTAGATGCCCACTCATGCTTACCAGCTAGATAAATTTTACTGTTATACACATCAATAGGAATTTCAGTAAAAGTTAAGCTAGGACGAGTAATATCGATAACCTGTTTTGTTAATTCTGTTGTTGAACCACCTACGCCAAAGTTAAGAAACAATGCTCTAAAACGATATTGTAGTTTTGGCATCAATAGACCTTGACTGTTTGTAGCGTTATCCGCTGCAACGGTCATATTGAACAGTGATTGTGAGGCTGTTGCCATTTTATATTTCTCCTATATCTTATTTATCATTGGGTGACCCCCTAAGGTCACCCAGTACTACTTAAAACGAAAAGTTAGCTAACTCTCCGGTGTTCAATACACGAACAGGGATGTAAATGAATTCAGCTGCCTTTACCGGTTCAATCGCAACATCAATCCAAAGTTCGTTTCTATCGATTCTTGCTGGAGTGTTATTGCTCTCATCACAAACTACAAGATAATCATAAAGACCACGTTTTGCAACTAGGTCAATAAACAATGATTGTACTACACCTGTAATTTCATTACGTGTTACTGCATCATTTGGTTCAAATACGAACGGTCTTGCAGCAACTTGTAGACGCTCACGAATATATGCTACTAAACGTGATACATTAATTCTATCTAGTGCAGATTGACTATCAAAACTATTCTTGTTACCATAGTTCAATAATCCAACACCAGTGAAGAATGCCAACGGATTAATTTGATTTGTATACAATACATCACGTATTGACATACGGTTTTTAATTGTTACAAACTCTCCGGTAGTTGCATCAATGTATCCGATGTTTGTTGCATTGTCGATTGTACCACGGCGAGTACCAGCTGGTGCAAACCAAGGATAAGCAATTGTATCGTTACGTAATATTGTACGTAACATCATATGACTTGCAGGTACCGCAACTTCTGCACCAGTCAAATCTGTAGTGATACCACTTGGATAGAAAATACCCAAATATGTATCTCTTGTTACTAACCCATCTTCACCTGTAGCTGTTGCACCTGCTGCATTTGTTGCCCATGCACTAATATCAGTTGCACTGTCTGCTAATCTTAATGGTGTGTCACCTACGATATAAGCAGTATTATTTCTATCATTGTTTAATACGACCATATCTGGCTGTAACTCAGGATAGTTTGGACATGCGATTAGATTAAAGAAAGTATCTTCTTCTCTAATATTTTGATTTGTTCCAATTGCTGCCTTAAGTGCTTGAACAACTAGATTACGCTGTGCTTTACGACCCATGTATGCTGAACCATTGCTTCTTAGTCCACTTACACTTACCCAAGTATATGAATAAGTTGGTAATGACTCACCTGGATAGTTTTGTGATGTAAAATAATTTGTTCTAAATTGTTTTACATTATATCCTGAGCGGCGTGTGTTAAACAATAACATACCTTGTGGATAAAGTGCCGAATCAGGTGCATCTAAATCTAAGTAATTACTTGTTAGTAACGACAATATAGAAGGAATAGGATCACTTACTGGATCAGTCGCGCCACTAGTGGCCCAACGTGCATCTGCGAACAAGATACCATTTTCGCTTGTTTGATCGGTATTATCAATAGCTACCCATTGATCTACACCTTCAACCAACTGCCAACGACTTAATACAGGATAATTTTCAAGATCACTTGTATCTAGCCATAAATCTCCGTACACTAGTGCTGTACCGTCAGTTTGTTGTGTTGGTGCAGTAGTACTAATAATTGGGCCTAATGGATCTGTAGCATTTGACCCTGTTGTAATTGGGTGACCATTACTGTCATAGTTAGTATTTTTATATCCTATCCATGCACCATTTTTCTGTACCATAATATCAACTTGGCTAGCTGTACTGTAGAACCAATTAGTGTTGTTTAATGGATTTGTAGCAGGGGCACCTTCGTTTGCAATATATTCTATTTCTACCCAATTGCTAGCTACTAAAATCGTATTAAGGTTTGGTGTTCCTGAATTGAATGATACGCTATCAACTCCGCCTCCAGTTATTTCTTGTACCTTAATTACTAAATTATTTGTTGGACTACTTCCGCCAATATTGGCACCTGAAATAGTTATTAAATCTCCAACTGCGTAACCAGTTCCGGGTGCGGTAACTACTACACTATACCACGTACCAAGATTTGTTATAGAAAATTCTGCTCCTGTGCCTGAACCAGACGTTGAGAGTTGTGTCACGTTAGTGAAAGGAGCAATACCCAATACATCATTATTAACAAAAGGTGTTGATGATGTAATCCCTAAATCATTTAACAGTTCAGTATATGAAGGAGTGTTATCTCCCATGTAAATTTCACCACCTAAAGTATGAACAATTTCTACTTGTCCATTTGAGTTTACCGAAGCGTCAGTATACGGAATGTTTGCGGATAACCAGTCAGTTACAAAGGATGTTACAGTTGTTCCTGTTGTAGTAAACGTGTAAACAACTTGTGATGGTGAATTTAAATCGACTGGTTCTCCTGGTCCAGACACAGCAATAGTTAGTTCTACACCTGCTGTTATAGTAGGATTAGAAACAGAACCAACTACTACAGTAGGTCCGGTAGCAGCTCTTTCGTATATGCTTAATCCTGCATATGGGTTTTTCAATATCTGTGGTCCCACAGTTCCAATAATTGTGCCTAAAGGAATAGATTTTCCGCCTGATGGATCTAATATTGTTGTAGCAGTACTTCTATCAGGATAGAGAGCAACTGATTTACTGATAAATGAAGAGGTGACATCAGAGTATTGGCTGAATACTATATTTGCACCCAAACCTGAAACACTTGTTTTAACCCAAACCGAACCACTAGGGTGTGGATATGTTTGTCCAGTTGTCCAAAGTGGCATTTGCGCAGATGTGCCAAATGACGTTTTAGCAGAATAGTAAGTTCTAGGGGTTATTCCCATATCAGTTAATGGTGTTCCGCTTCCACCGCCTGGTTGTGATAGGATAATAAAGCTATCTACTTCTTCATCAGGATATCCATAAGAAATAATTAACTTACCACTGCTTACTCTTGCAGTTAAATATGAATCACCTATGCTATTAATTTCGTTGGCTACATCGCTCACATCCCATCCGCCTTCAATGGTTATTGTTTTGGTGTAGCCATTATTCACATTAATAGTGAATTCATCACCGCCGGTTAGCGATGGATTAGCAACAGATCCTGTTACAGTAGGAATAGATTTCTTCCACGCCGGTGTCCCTAATATAACCCATACATTGTCATAATTTTTATAAAAATATGTTGCTTTTGAGTATGAGGAACCACTAACATATATAGGAATAACAGCATACGATCCTATAGTGCCAAGTGAATCCAAAGGATAATCACTTTCTATGTTTACTGAGTCTGTGATTACTAAAGGAAGCTGATTAGTAAAGCGTCCTGTAGTAGCATTAAATTCGTAAATACCCCAAGTAGAGTTAGTAGTATCTAACCAATAAGTTCCGTTTTCTGGTGCTCCAACTGGACGACTTAATGTTCCTACTAAACTTGCTAGATCAATATCTGCTCTTAAGACAAAGCAACGATTAGTTGCACCTAATACTGAATATGCTGCTAATAAGCCATATTCATTAAGCTCATACCCTTGAATAGGGGTACCGTTTGTAGTTTTGTAGAAGAACGGATTTCCATATAAATTTACTAAATCTCGTTGACTTGTTACTTGATATAGTTTGTTTGCATTTGCGCTTGTCGTTGCAGGAGCTACGCCTGTTCCTGCAGCATTTGCTTTATTCTGTGCGGTCGCTAATAGTAATAGCGGTATTGAGTTTGAAGCTGCTGGAAGATACTGACTTTGGTCAATAATTGTAACTTCTACTCCTGGGGATACTAGTGCCATTTTAATTTTCCTTTATGTTATGATTTTGAGGGTTAACGCCCTGAGTCGTTATTATATTTAGTGTTTTTTTAAAAAAACCACCGATAATCGTACCTTTAAAGGTTCGATAAATAATTTTATGAATCGTCCTATATGTAAAGCTTGTAACAAAAATTTTTGTGCGGTTAATTACATACGGAAAGAAAAAAAGTATTATAGACGCTTGTGTGACGATTGTGGTAGACTTTCAATAAAGAAAAAACCAAGAACTCATGGTTGGCAGAAAGCAGGATACAAAAAGAAAACCACATGTGATTCATGTGGTTTTAAAGCTACGTTTGCAACACAAATGACAATTTACTATGTAGACGGCAATTTAGAAAATAACGAATTTATCAATCTACGCACAATTTGTCTCAACTGTGTTGAGGTTATCAAAAGAAAAGAAATCAAATGGAAACGGGGAGATTTAGAGGTTGACTAATTTATCAATCTCTCTATGTAGATCCTCTACCGTCCCATCATTATTAATGTGCATATCGTAGTTTAATCCTACACTACTATATTCACTTGCATGAATTCCCAAATTCTCTAGCTTATGTCTGCTTAATGCCCAGCGCATATGTTTGGGTCCAGTGTTAAAAGCAATTGCGTCATCATACCATTTAGGATTTGGCCCTCTATGGACACGTATTACGGAACCACCTGCTCTTTTAATACCTTCAATTTCGTTCTTAAATCTACAGTCTGTGATAACGATATTTTCATTAGTCTGTCTTAATTTATTTTCGACACTTGCTACCCAAATATCGTTATGAAATCTGTTCCTACAAACTTCAGTTCCCCACTGTTGCAAAATCCACCTAGGGCTTAATTTAGGAATATTTAATCGCTGGCTCCACCACTCATCAACCTGCTCTCTCCATATTCTACTTTCTTCTGTAGTGCCTTCAAGTAGTTCTCGATCCCAGCCGAATACTGCTGAAACAGCATCCTTAAGTGATGCAGCAAAACTTACTCTACGGAAGTTATGTTGATTAACCAAATAATCGGCGATGGTGTCTTTGCCTGAACCTATGAATCCTGTTATTCCTAGTATCATGTAAAGTTAGTTTAGTTTTGAAATTTATCCAATTACAAATGAGTATGGTTGACTATAATCCACAAAGTTTTTAATGTCAATTAAAAGTTGCTCTTGCATTGCTTTGCCCTCTGATTTAAGTGCAGCACCATTTAATGTTGTACCACCTGCAGGACCGGCTATACTAGCAAACTTTTCACGTGCTTCACCTAAGGTACATTTCAGTTGACTAAATGTCCAATCTCCTATCCAAACACCAGCACCTGGATCTTGTAATAATTGTTGTTCTGGTCTAATAATATCAGCCCAAATTAGCACCTGCTCACCTGAACCTTTTGGATTTCTGACTAGTCTTATTTGTTTTGTCACTGGGTTAAATGTATAAATTACATATCCACCAAACATACGTGCTGCAAGTTCGATATACTGTGCGTAAAAATCATATGTAGCTAAACCACCTGCATAGTTGTAATTTAACAGGTATGTATTAAGAATAGCACTACTAAATGGATCAAAACTACTTGCTGCAGGTCCAGTCTCTAATCCAACTGTACGTCTAAAGATTGCCCTAACATTAATAAATTCTTCAGGTAGTGTATAAACGTCAACGTTTTTTTCTATTGTCATCAGGGTATATGATTCTTGTGTGGAATTTTGTGCCCGTTGACGATATACTTTAATCGCATAGTTATACGCTGCCTCATAGTGTTCAGGGTCTAGTTCTACATCTACCATACCACCACCCAATCTTAGGCGTAAATTTTTGAAAAGTTCCTCTTTTAATTCTGTTAAAGTTTGGCCAGCCATGTAAATCTCCTGATAAAGTATTTATCAGGTTTATGGTCATAGCTCTTCCAAAAAGTGATTTCTAGTAACTGTGGCACCAGACAGATTCAGTATTGTTTTCATAAGTTTAGTTGAAATTCTAAAATTAAAGGTTGTACCTTTTTTATATTCAAAGCTTCCTCCATTTTTTCCAGAAAATGTTTGATAATCATCAAATTCAGGATTTTCAGGATCGAACCGAGAATCTACATAATCCCTAAGTGCTTGTCTAGCTGTTTCATATGCAGTACATAATAGTTCCTGAACTTCATCGTTATCAAAACGAAAAATATCATAATCATGAACCTTTTTTACAGCGTCATCACGCCTAATGGATAACAAACACTGCAATTTAAAACATACCTGACTATCGATATATGATTTATTAAGTATGTTGCTTAACGTGATTCCGCCAATAGTCCAAGAACTTTTTGTTTTTAGACCTTTACTTTTGATTTCCAAATGATATTCGGGTACATCAACAGTACCAGCACCATTCATTATACCAAGTCTTTCTTTTATAACCCTGTCTAAATAAATGCCGTTTTTGTAATATTCTTTTGGAGAGTCAGCAGGAAGTGTGACCTCCCTTAAAAATTTAAATGTATCTTTACTCAAATGATTTTTTGTCATTTTTGGATACTTAAGATTTGACATTATATGTCTCCTTGTTTTCTATTCTCACTTTCAAATACGTTAAACTTACCACCTGGATATCGTGATTCAAGTTTTTTAACATTCTCTGCTATAACTTCATTAGGGTCTAAGTTTAATGCTCTGCAAGCATTGATCCAGTACCACATAATATCACCCAATTCACGTTTCATATGAAACACTGTTTCATCTGTGAGTGCTTTACCTTGAAATATAATCTTCTTAGGAATCTCAATAAACTCACCGCTCTCTGCTGCTAAACCCATACATGCTGTAATTAACAGTGGTACATTAACATCAGGGCCATGCTTCATTTCCCCATCGAATAATTCATAGTTCGCATCTAGTCGATCCAACGTATCTACAAACGTAGTTAAATCATTGCTAGGTTTACTTGTTACTGCTTCTACAAAATTTTGATACTTGTTTAAATCAACATTCATTTTTAGTCCTTTGGTATATTGTACTTTCTTTCGTACTGTGAGTAGTGTCCTACTGCATCAGGTGCTGGGTATTTCACATTACTTTCTACCGGTAATCCAAAAAGTTTTTTAATGTTTTTCTTATCTGCTTGTGAACCACAACATGCAACGGCTTCTGCTATGATTTGTTCAGCAAATATTTTATTAAAAATATTGTAGAAAATAACCTGACTAGGATGTTCTGTTTCCATTCGTTTGTAATATTCTTCTACTGCAATTTTATGTGACTGATCGGCCAAATCAGCTATTCTTTGAGTCATCATTCAACTCCAAAATGTAATTTGATTCTTTCTGCTGCACCAGTTGAAGTCATTTGTGTGTTTTCACCTTCTTTGCATATTTTAACACAAGTATCTAAAATATGTTCCGCAAATTTTCCCAATTCTTTGTCATAGTTTGAAGACCAATCAATAGCACTGTTTGGCGCCCATTCTTCACCCTGCCAAAAAACAAAACCAGATTTTTTTGCAAGCTTAATTAAATTTTCATTCATCTTAATTCTCCTTTACTTGTTCTCTACATTCTGCTTTTAATTTACTTTGTACTTTATCCAATCGACTTTGCCAAATTCTCATAGAAGTGGTACATTCACTTTCTGTTTTGAAAGAGGTATACGCTGTATAATTTTCAGGTACTAAAAGATAAAATACTAAAATATAAGTCATAGATTAAAAACATCTCAAGATAATCATATTCTCATTGAATCGACCATTGGGTGCAGTTGCTACTGATTTGATGCCCTCAAAGTATTTACGGGCTGCAGGCTTACTACCCATTACTTCTTTGAGTTGTTCACCTGGCTTACGTAGTGTTTTAATTTCACTCTTACCTGTATCGAAGCCAAGTATCGTGTTACCCTTAACAGTAAATGTCTGACTATATTGATCCGCAACGTAGTGATGTAATTTACGTTTTGCAGTATCATACACCCACGCTTCACTTGCACCATGTAGTTTAGTTGGATGCACACTTACTAAATCAAGTTTTGCAGCAGGGTCTTTAAACTCTTTTAAGTATTTGAGTTTTGCTACAATCTTCTCAACAGGCACTGCCTTGCGTTTACGTGGAGTTTTGTTTGCTTTCTTAATACTGATATAACTATTGAGGTCACTAATAACTTGTTCAATAGCCTTAATCATGTTTTTGACTTGCACTTTACCGAACTGGCTGTAACCCTCAACTAGTTGTGGATCTTTGCCTTCTTGTACTTCATACCACTCGTTAAGTTCTTTCTTCCAAACGTCAAGTATGATAGGAATGTGTTGTGGAAGAATATTATGCTTTGCAAGAATGTCAATAGGCTTGCCTGGCAAACTACCCTTCAATCCAGCTAAAATAAAATCATCAAACAACCCAATGATTTCACCTGTTGCTTCACGTGCCTTTTCACGCATAATTTCTTGTACGTTGGGACGATTCACAGGTTCTTTTTCTTTTTCTTCCTCTACTTCTTTTGGTACTAAGTTGCTTTTGAATACAGTTTCAGGTTTGTGAACACAATTCATCAATCGATTAATTTCATTTTGCAAAACAATTTCTTCATGTTCAGTCAAAACCAAACCACGTAATGTCATACGTGACAACCAGCCATAAGTACTTAGAATCTCGCTTTCGGGTGTTTTGGCAAGTATTTTTGCGTCTGCTTTACGGTCATTGTATTCAAGATACTGAATTAGTAAATCCTTAGCATCTTTGCGTACATAGAATCTTGTGTACCAACTGAATGCACGGGCTAGTGCGCTGTTACGGAATTCGCTGTCTGGTTGGACTGCGAAAAACGGTTCATCACCTACGTATTTTGTGTCCCCGTCTTTTGGGTTCAAAGCTTTAACGAAATGTTCCTCAGACTTCTTCTTTGCCATAATAGACTCCTAAAATGATAGCTTTTAGCATTATACAACAAACCAAAATTAATGTCAACCGTTGTCATAAATATAATTAACAGGATTACAACATGCCAAGACTATCTCTTTACCGTCCCGAAAAGACAAATGATTACAAATTTCTAGACCAAACTATTAAGGAAATGCTAGTAGTTGGTGGCACAGATTTATATGTTCATAAGTATTTGGGTGTAGCAAACACAGGTCCTAGCAACGATTTTACGCAACCCCAGTACGACCAATTAGATCCTACAAATATTCAAGATTTATTGTTTCTTGAAAACCGTGATCGAAAGTACGATACAACTATATATAGACTTCGTGGACACTATAACGTACAAAACTTAGATTTCGATTTAAGTCAATTTGGTTTATTCCTAAATAATGACATTATTTTCATAACTGTTCACTATAATGAAATGATTGAATTGATAGGAAGGAAATTGATGGTAGGAGATGTTTTGGAGCTACCACATTTAACGGACTATCATCCATTGAATGAGGCGATACCTGTAGGATTGCGAAGGTATTATCAAATTACAGATGCCAACTTTGCAAGTGAAGGTTTCAGTCAAACATGGTATCCTCACTTATGGAGAATTAAGTGCGAACCTCTAGTTGATAGTCAAGAATTTGCTAACATACTCAGTGAGCCTATACAGAAAGATAATTATTTAGGTGATTGGGATGCTACTAAACAATATATCATTGGTTATACAGTTACATACGGCGATAAAATATATACACCAAAATCACCAGGTCCAGTTCCTATAGGCGTAGCACCAACTGATACAACATATTGGGAATTAAGTACTGCTGATAATCTAAGAGACATATTAGGTAGATACAATAAAAATATTGAAGTTAACGATGCTGTCATTGAAGAAGCAACTAGATTAGTACCTAAGACTGGTTACGATAGAAGTCAACTATACGTTGTACCAACTTTCGATGGCGAGCCTGCACCACCAGTTAACATAATCGTATCTTCTAATAGCCCAACACCAACACGTGCAACACTAATGATGATGAGTAGTCCATTATATAGGAACCCTAGTCCTGTGTTGCGTATAGGTGCTGCTGCAAGAAAGAAACTATTTGAGCTTAATTCTGATGACCAAAATGCACTAAGAGAGTTTGTATCATTGAGTTTAAAAACAGCTAAACTAGCGCCTGAGAGAACTGATACAGGTAGTGGTCAAGTAGACGGTACACTTGTGCTTACTGCAAAAGCTAATGGAGCAATCACAGGACCATATGGTACCGCAGATAACACATATAGCACAGCAGATCAATTTCCGCCTTTCGTTGTTACAAGTGCGATTGATATACCATTAGGCAGCACAACAATCACAGTACAAGCACTAGATAACAAACAAGATATAGCTCCGGAGAATTTAATAACTGCAACTGTGTTTAGTGAAAATGGAACTCCAAGTAATATTTTTGATAGCGGTACAAGAATATTAACCGTTAATAGATTAACTAATACATTTACAATTGATAGACCAACAATATACTTAATGCCGGCAGGTACCGCTATTAATGTTGAACCAGAGTTTGATATTTACAGAAACCCAATAAGTCAAACAATGGATTATAGAGCAGATTGTGATCCTAGATTTGTATACATAGCACGTTCTACTCCGCAAGGATTTGGATATACGGATGGTTATATGATTGGTGACGGTACTGCACCAAACGGTTTACCAGTGGGTTCAGGTATTACTTTCCCTGCAAATCCATCTATCGGGGATTATTTCTTACGCATAGATTATCTACCTAATCTGTTATACAGATACGATGGCAACTTATGGATTAGAATAGGAGTAAGTAGTCGTGCAGGAGTAGCATTTGATAGTACGGTGCCAGGACAACAAAGTCAATTGGCAAGCTTTATCAACAATGACCAAACACTTACATTAACTGATGGTCAAGTGATACCACAGCAGCAGCCGCTGAGTACGATATTAACAATTCAACCAGATTAAAACACAATGGCACAATACTTTTACGATAATCAAATACGCAGATTTTTAATACAGTTTGCAAGAATATTTTCTAACTGGGAAGTTACAAGGGGAAAAGATCCTGCAGGTAATAATATCTATGTTCGTGTTCCTATACAGTATGGGGATAGTAGTAGAATGGCTGCAACTATTCAAGCAAATAATAGTGCAAGCAATCTACCATCTGCACCTTTAATAACATATTATATTGCTGGATTAGAATACGACCAAAAGAGAACACAAGATCCTTATTTTATTGATAAACTTTCGGTAAGACAAAGACAATATAATCAAGAAACTCAATCTTATAATACTACACAAGGGCAAGCTTTTACTGTTGAAAGAATGATGCCTGTGCCATATACTTTACGAATTACCGTTGATTTTTGGACTACGAACTATCAACAAAAATTAGAACTGATAGAGCAGTTAGGAGTTCTTTTTAATCCTAGTATGGAATTACAAAGTACAGACAACTTTATCGATTGGACAAGCTTAAGTGTAGTGTATCAAGATGGTCTTACATTTAGTAGCAGAAGTGTACCACAAGGTACTGGAAATCCTATAGATATAATGAGTTGGAAGTTTTATATGCCTATATGGATTAGTTCTAGTGCTAAAATTAAAAAGCTTGGTGTTATACATAAAATTATTGCAAGTATTTTCAAAGGTAATGCACTTACAGATATGCAGGATGATGATTTGCTATTGGGTACTAGGCAGAAAATAACTCCATATGGTTACAAACTATTATTAATAGGTAACAGCCTACAAATACTTCCAGCAAATCAAGATTTTTATCCAAACAATAATTCATTGGATTTACCTAATAGTCCAAACACAGAAGTGTATTGGCAAAGTGTTTTAAATATTTATGGAACGATGAGACCAGGTATTAGTCAGATATGGTTGCAAAATCCATATATGGAAACTGAAATTGTTGGCACAATAGCTTTTAATCCAACTGATGATAGATTATTAATTTATAATATTGATCCAGACACATTACCAGAAAATACTTTAGGCCCAGTAGATAGTATTATAAATCCCTTAGTAAAAGGTCCTGATCATGGATTACCACCTGCTGAGACTGGTCAACGTTACCTAATTGTCGAGGACATAGGTAGTGAATTAAATTCTGAACCGTCTACTGCATGGGGAGGTCTCGTTGCTAAAGCAAATAGTGTCATAGAATATGATGGTAGTGATTGGTTTGTTAGTTTCGATAGTCAATATTTAACTGACGTTCAATATGTTACTAACCTCACGACAGGAGTACAATATAGATATGCAGAAGGGGTTTGGATGAAATCTTACGAAGGATGGTATGGTCAGGGAGATTATTCTATCGTAATTTAAAAAAAGATAAATCTTTGTATGAACTACAAAAACATTTCTGGAGGAATATTTTTTTACTCAGCTTCCACAAAAAGATTTTTATATTTACTTAGAAATGATGATAAGACTTCAAGTACATGGGGTATACCAGGTGGTAAAATAGAAGAAAATGAAACCCTAATGGCAGGATTAAAAAGAGAATGTATTGAAGAATTAAATTATTTTCCAACTTCAGCTAAACTAATACCCTTACAAAAATTTGTCAATAATACTTTTACATACCATACATTTTTCTGTAAAGTAGACAACGAATTTATACCCATTTTAAATGAAGAACATTTAGGTTATGCTTGGATAGATCATAACCAACACCCCAAACCATTGCATCCTGGGTTATTTAATACCGTAAATTTTGATATTGTACAAGAAAAGATTAAGAAAATATTATCTAAGATTGAACAATAACATTTCAGGTTCTTCTTCTGGATTAGTAATTATTAATTCACTTTCATTTTCAAAACTAAATCCAGAACCAGTGTATGCTTCTATGCCATTAATTATAGCAGAACCATTAATTATATAAAGATAGTATCTACGATTAATATCTAATTGTTCAGTATGGTCTTTTGTAAAGATACCTGCATTTAACTTAGCATAACTTTGTATTACCAAAGGCCCTTCACTACTTGCGATAGGGCAGAAGTTATCTAGTTTTTCTTCACGATCAAACATCCATACATCATACTTTGGTGGAAAGTTGTGCCTTGCTGCTCTCATCCATAGTTGTAAGTAATGGATAGGTTCGTCACTCGGATTACCTTCACAATGCCAAATGCCTGTGCCACAACTCATACGTTGTACTCCACCACTAGGGACTTCTACAGTGTTCATTATATTATCATTATGAAAGCAAGGGCCTTTTACAACATATCCTATGATTTCCATATCATTGTGTTGATGTATTGGAGTAAAACTTTTTGGTTGTACACGGTCATCATTAATAACTTCTAAATCGCTGAAG